TGGTGCCGTCGCGGTAATCGAGCAGGTACATTCGATGCCCAAACAGGGCGTGTCATCCTCGTTTAAGTTTGGGCAGAGCTATGGATTTTTGCGCGGTTGTCTCATTGCGTCTGGCATACGGTTTTCCGAGGTAACTCCCCGTGGGTGGCAGATGAGGATGAAGTGTCTTACGAAGGGCGACAAGAACGTTTCAAAAGCGCGGGCGCAGCAGCTATTTCCACGCGAGAAGATCACTCACGCAACCGCCGACGCGCTTTTGTTGGCGGAATACTGCCGCTCGGTTTCCCTGGTGGTTTCCACGCCACCGGCGATTATGCCGCCGTGTCGCGACTCAACCGCGTCAGTATCGACCGCACTAGCCCGTGGGTCCACTTCTCTTTTCCCCGCCGAGGAATCCGCAGTTCCTCAAGTTTGCGAGCTATCTCACGCAGGCCAAGCCCTCGCGATTGCAGGTCGCATATAACGACGATGGCGGCTTGTTCTTCTCGGCACGGAACAAGCCGCTTGGGGTCGCATGGGTCATTCATTGTGCCGTAGGGTGTACGCAGCGACATCCGCCGGCCGTTGCGCTGGTGTTCCAGCATCTTGGCGCGTGTGCGTGCCCGAATCATTTCTCGCTGGTACTCGGCAACTGCAAGGAAAATGGTTCGCACCATGTTGGCGATCGGCGACCCGTCACAAGCCACTTCTTCCGTGATGGATCGGATCGTAACGCCCTTGGCTTCGAGAAGCGACTTGAAGACGAGCGCCTTTTCCGTGTCGCGAAATAATCGATCGAAAGCGAGGACCACGAAGACATTGCCGCGTTTACATGCCTGGGCTGCATCGAACATGCCCGGACGATCTTGCCAGTCGTTGCCTCCCGACAAGGCTTTATCCTGGTATTCGCCCGCGATCTCCCAGCCTAGCCGGGTACAGTAGGCGCGTAGGTCGTTCAGTTGTGATTCGCATGATTCACATTCTGCGGCGTTGGGGCGCGGTGAGAATCTGGCGTAGAGAATTGCTCTCATAATATTTCCTTTCCTTGTGGTAATTCAAACTCGGGACTTCCGCACCGTGCGCAAAAACACACGGTCCAATTGCGAACATCTCCGCACCGGCCGCACGTTCGTCTATAGCGCGGATCGTCGGGCGCTGGCGGTGGTTCCTTCGCTCGCCGCTGATCGGCTGTTTGTTTTTGCTTTCCGTCACTCGGCGTTTTGCTTTCCGTCACTTGGCGCTACTCTTTCCGATTGCGGTATTTTTGAGGTAAGGCGGCTGGAACAATTTCCAAAGGATGCCGGCCGCAAGAATGGTCGCGTCCCGGTTCGGGTGGTAGGCAACCCAGTCCGGCAGGTCATCTGGCGCGGTCCAGACATAGCGCGGCGGTTCTGGCGCTGTCCACGTCATGCCCTCGGCTGCTGCTACGTCTTTCAAGTGGCGCGTCGAGAAGTCAATAAGCGTTTGCGGTGCTGTAAGCCCGATCCATACGTGCATTTCCGGCAGATTACCCGATGCCCAAGATGCAATGCTTTGCGGCGATCCTGGCTCCCACATATAGGCAAAGTGCGTGTTGCAGCGCCCATCGTCTTCGTCTCTCCTCATTCGCGGCCATTGCAGCGAGCCCGCTTGAATTACGGGGCGCAGCCCGTGCTTGTACAGTGTGAGGGCGGCAACGTGTGCAATGTACAGGCACAAGCCGGCGCTGCCGAGGATGGGGGCAAGCTCGCCCAGTGCGCAAAGGTGGCGTTCTACGTCTGAGATAATTTGCTGGCGCATGGTGTTCCCGTGAATAAACCCCCGCCCTTTGACCTGCGGCGGGGTAAACGTATCGACCGGCAGGCGCGGCCGTCTGGAAAGTCCCTCTAGTTCTCGTCGTATTCGGCGCGCCGGCTCAATGGTCCTGGGTCGTGCGAGTCGTTGTATCGCCGGCAGATTTCCAGCGCTTCTGCCTCGGTTGCGACGCGATCCGCAAGCGTGTATTTTCGGCCCGGTCTGCATATACGGCCGGCGGGTAGCGCCGGGTCGCGAGTCCACCACGTACGGGTAAATACTGTAAAGCTCATCGTGTTTTCTCCTATATCGCCAACAGTTCTTGAATTGCTTCGTTTTCGATGGATAGATCACGCAAACACCAGGATTGATCGGAAACCTGGCGCAGGTCGCCGGCATCGTTCCACCCCAGAACAATTGAGTAGTATTTTGCTTGCGTGGCTGTCTTCCAGTCGTTGAAACGTCGGGCCAGTGAGGCGGAGACATTGCAACAAGCGTCGGTGATCTGGATAATGTCCGTATCGCCCTTGGGACAGCCAAGCGCCGGCCATGCCTCGGGCAGTTCGATCAATGGGACGTCTCGGTCCGATCCGCCCGAATAGAAGTGCTCCAGCCAGTCGATCATAGCTACTTGATCCCATCGACCCGGCGGCATGGCCAGAACATTTACGGGGCAGCAACCGGAGAAGCCAACAAGGCATATCCACCGATTTTGATGGCGTGCAACCCAAGCCATAGATAGCGCAAAGGCTTTTGCCATAGCGATCGGCTCGCCGCTCATGCTGCCCGATTCATCGACCACAACGACAATTGGCCCCCTGCCCTTCGGTTCTATGCCGCGATAGTCGCGCTGCATCAATCCGCGTTCGAGGTAGCGCCGCAGGGCGTCTGCCTCTAGGTCGTCATCACAAAGCGCGGCCAGTTCGCTCGGGCATAGCCGGCCGAGGTCGGCCCCCAGCTCCACGCCTACAACGTCGTCTTGGCCGTGCCGCGTCTTCTGGCGCTGCTTTGCCTGTGCAAGTCGCCGGTAACGCCCCGCAAGCTCCATAATGCGGCGGAGTTGGCGGCTGTGCTTGATCCGATCAAAGCGCGCCTTAAGCTCGGCCGCTGGCAAGCGGCTAGCGCCGTCGCTACCTTCGCCCCCTAGCGTGCGCTGGGCGTCGCGTAGGTCGTCAACGTCTTTCGTTGCCGAGTCTAGCGCCTTGGCGGCTGCTCCGAGGGCTGCCATATCGCGCCGCATTTCGTCGCGTTCTTTCTCCTGGGGACTCTTGGGCGTTGCGCCCGGGGCGTCGGGCGGTGTCTCTGGCGGCGTCTGCTCGGCAAGTGCCAGATAACCCTGGGCGAAGTGTCCGGCCGCCAGTTCACTGGCCAGTGGGTCAAGCCGCGTCTCTGCGTGTAAAGCTTGGTATTCTTCCGTTTCCATGAGTTGGCGGAAGAATCGGCCCCGCGTCTCGTCGGCGCAGTTCTCCGCAAGCTGCGGCGTAGGTTCAAAGGCGGCAGCCAGACAATCGGCGGCCATAAGCTCGGCCGTCTCCTGGTCGTGTCCGGTGAGGATCGGCCCCAGTACGTCGCCTTTGAGACTCTCGGCCCCGCGTCTTATGCTCCAGGCGTCCAGAACAAGCGCTGTTGGGCTGGGTGGCGGTCCAAGCGGCGCCGCTGTCTGGGCGTGGTCGTCGCCGAGGTCGACCGGTCCCAGATTGTCTGGAGCAAGCTCCAGGGCTGCAAGTAGGTCTTTTGCGGTCATGGTTAGTTAACCTCCGATAGTGGTTTTGCGGCAAGCCGTAGCCCTTGGTCGGTGAGTAGTAGCACGGCGTCGCCGTCCCGAATCAATTCCACCGCTGCCTCTATCTCCTCCGGTGGAATCGATGTTACGCGAATGCCGGGCGTTTCTCCGGACAACAGATTTGCGATACACTGGGATAAGCTGCTGTAGGTTTTCATAGTCAAAGCGCCTCCACAGTAGCAAGGCGAATCCTCTTGACTTCGGCCGCCACGTGCTCGGCCGCCATGCTAGCCTTCGTGCCCGGCATGGTTTTAAGTTGGGCGTGAACCTCGCCAAGCTTCTTGCAGGCGGTGGCGGTGGCTGATAGGTCTTTTAGTTGCGTGCCGCTGATAATCTGCTCCGCCTCCATCAACAAGCTGTTGATCTTCATGCCCTCGGGGTTGGCGATCTTGCCGACGATCTTGGCCAGTTTTCCCGGCTGCTCGGCGGGGTCATCCCAAAGCACGTGGGCAAGAATCTCCAGGTCGTCGGTTTGTACTTCGTTGTGGCCGTTCAGCCAAGCGTATGCCTGGGCAATGGCAACAGCCTTCCGGGCGCGTCGATCGCCGGGAATAATCCCTTCCGATTTTGCCTCTTTCAGGATTTCGAGGAAAGCGGCGCGGGCGCTGTCGGTCCAGCCTGTTTCATAGGCTTCCTGGTGTGCCTCTTCGATGTCGTCGGGCGTAATCGTGCCCGATAGGTCAACGTGGATATCATCCCACAACAGGCGGTTTAGGCCGCGCTCGGTTGCGATCGGCCGAACATGCTTGCGGAGTGCGAATCGATCGAACAAGGCCCCAAGCTCTTTCCCGTCGCCGTTGCCCCCTGGCCATTCGTTCGATGCTGCTACGCAAAGCTGGAGCGGGCAGGCCACGCGCTCGCCGTCGTTGTCGTAGTGGCGTTCATTTAACACAGTCAGCATTGTGTTAAGGATGGCGCTGCTAGCCTTAAAAATCTCGTCGACAAAGGCGATATCGGCGGTGGGAAGCTTGCCGGCGGTAATCCGGCGGTAATGGTCGGTTTTCAGGCCGGCCAAGCTGATTGGCCCGAATACTTCCTCGGGCGTCGTGAATTTGGTCAGCAGGATTTGAAAGCGTGAACCGTCCAGCCATCGGACAAGGGCGTCCGATAACATGCTCTTGGCCGTGCCCGGCGGGCCCACTAGCAATACGTGCTCCTGGGCAATCAGGGCAGTAAGGCAAAGGTCGATTTCTTCGTCTCGTTCGATCAGGGCGGCGCAGAGGTCGCGCCGCATGGCGGCAAAGTGTTCTCGAATCTCGTGCATGGTTTATTCCCTTCCAGAAAGTCGGCACAACCGGCAACCGGCCGGCGCGGGCCACGTTCAACAGCGTGGGCCATCGGGGCTGGGTGCTCCAGCCCCTCAGGTTCAAGCTGTCGCAAGCTCGGGCTGCTTGTCGAAGTCGAAGACATCAATGGGCGAAGTCGCGCCCGGGAACATGGTGCGCTGTTCGGGTGCGTCTCCGTGTGCTTTCAGGTCTTTGGCGGTCGACAATTCGGCTACCCTGGCAGCAAGCCGGCGCTTCTGGTCGTCCAGGTAGGACAACAGCGTGGCTTGTCGGTCGCCGAGGTATTCACCATATGCCTCAGCCTTGTGCTTGATCTGCTGCCAGCGTGTGATAGCCTTCTCGAAGGTCGTTTCCCGCGTCTTCTCGTTCCACGAGTTGACAGCGTCTTCGAGTTCGGCCGCGATCGCGTGTAGGCCGTCTTCGACCGATGCCCTAACGGCTCGATCGCCCTCGGCTGTGCCCTTTGGCACGGGGAAGCGGAAGAGGCGGCCGCCGAGGGCTGATAGGAATTCTTCTACCTTGGCCGAGAAGTCGGCATGTGCTTGGGGCACAAAATACGCGACCCCTTTTTTCGGGTTGATCGCGTAGAGGTCGGCGTGGGTCTGGAACATCTTTTGGACAAGTCGCGTTACGTCGGAAGTGTTGCGGTGTGCCATGGCGTGCTTGAACATCTCGCGGGCGTGCGCCTCGATCGTCGGCGAGTCTTCACAAGTAATCGTGCCGTATTCCGTGTCCAGGTGGCAAAGCGCTTCATAGGCAAAGTCAATCTGCAATTCTGCTTCGTCCGGGTGCTTGCGGGTGAATTGGAATGTGATAACTCCGGTGTTCTTGTCGCGTGCCACGCGGTCAATGGTGCGGCCCTCTCGCAGCTCCTTAACGGCGCGGCTAAAGGCGGTCTGCGCCCTCAGTTCTGCGGCGTCGGCAGTCGGCAGGGCGGCCGCCTCCAGGGCCCAGATAACGGTGGCGTAGGGGACTTCCATAGAGTCCATGTCCCAAGTCACAATCTCGCCAAGCAAGCTTGTTCCCTCGTCAATCCCGATCGTTTTGGCTGTCGCGTTCATCGTTTCATCCCTTTCTAGCAAGTAGGATTTCCCGTCGGCCAAGCACGTGTTGGCCGTGTCAGTACCCATCATAGCGGTATCGTCAGTTATGGTCAAGCTATTGAGTTAAGATTTGGCAAAATATCCGCAAAGGTGGGGGAAACGTCAAAGCTAGAATCCGGGGCAAGAACGCGGTGCAACACAGGGCAACACGCCGTTTTCCTGGTCGGTGCTCGTCTTGTCATTTCTGGAAACCCGCTGTAAGCTGTCGGACGTCGCAAGCGTGGCAGCACGCCTATCAGAGGCCGGCACCAGCCACGCGAGCCCAAAGCCGTGTAATCCAGTGACAACGGCCACATAGGTCTACAGCGTCCAGCAGGGTCGGCTGTAGGCGGCTCACCGCGACGATCAAAGGCCTAATCTGGTCATCTGGCCATTCTATGCGCGTTCACCTCGTTTCGATCTCGTGCAAGCCGGCGCTATCATGGAAAGCCGGACAAGGTCAACGGCGTGGCCAAGCCAGTCGAGAGATAAGAGCCAGTCCGAGAGAAGAGAAGAGGGTAGAGTGTAGGCTCGATCGGCTGGGGCTGCTGTCCTGGTGCTGCTGCTGTGTCGGCGCACACGCGCGAAGGCTGCTGCGCTGCTCGATCTGGCAGCGTGTGACACGGTCACAACCACACCAGAACAGCGGGAAACACGCGGAAAACAGCGTGAATGGTCGGCGGGGCCCCCCTCGTCGCCGGGAAATGAACCGACCCCCCCGGCTCCCAGCGGCGAACGCATCACGATCTACTCCCCTCCTACTGCATACCATTTTGGGTGTTAAGCTGGGCTGTTTTGGTTCCTGGGTGTTGGTGTTGGCCGGTTTTGTCGAATCTGGTCGAGTTTTTTACCTGCTCGAAATAATATTGCAATCTATCGGCAAATCGGGTATTGTCGTAGGGCATGGGAACGGAAGACCGAGCGACGATAGCGGACCTGGAGATTTACGGGCTTCCGATTCGGATTATCAATGCTCTGGAGAACCATTTAGGGCTTGTGTGGCTGGACGATCTTCTGGCATTCTCTGACGATGAGTTGCGTTCGACGAAGGGTCTGGGCCCGTATGCGGTGCGTGTAGTGCGAGAGGCGTTGCGGAACTTGGCGGAGGATAGTCCCGTGCGGACGATCGAGGATTGCACGAACATTTAGCGGTGGAGGGGGTCGGGATGGTTGAAAGCAAGATCGATCTTACCCACCGCCTGCGTCGCGAAGGTCGATGGCCGGTCGCCTCGAAGTGGAAGGACGACAAGCTGCGGGAGCTTCGGGCGGGTGGGATGAAGCGTGGCGACGCTGGGGCAGAGGCGTGGCGATTGATGGAGTTGGAGTTTCCGCCGTTGCCGGCCGTACTGGAGCCCAATCCTGCTCCCCTGGAAGAATCCGAGGCATCGGCCGAGTCTGAATCTATGGGGAGCATGTCGCCGCTGCCCGAGTCGTGGGGCGATCTTCCCGAGGCGGCTCCTCTGGATGTTGAGGTTGAATGGGTGCATCAAAACCGCGTTCTGGTGGTGGAAGATCGACCGGGCGGCAAGTCGTTGCTTCATTGGGAACGGGCGAGGAAGGCGGCGCCTAGCTACGGGGCAGTCAACTTGATGGAGTTTGCGGCAACGAATCGCAAGGGTTTCGTGGATATTTTGCAGCGGGTGAAGCCTGGGGACGGCGGCGAAGAAGAGAGCATACGTCGCGAGAAGACGTCGATTGAGGAGATCAGGAAGATACTCGCCGACTTGCGGGGCGCCGTTAGATGATTGACGTCACGCCCTTTATCGAGCATGTGCCGAAGTCCGTGGAGGATAATCTTGCGTGGCGGATGTGGATGCGTGAAGCGGCGCTTCGCGACGTCTACGTGCAGCGGGCTCTGTTCGATGCGGCGATGGACGACGTGTTGTTTTTCTTCAATGCGTTTCTGTGGCTGCAAGAGCCACGCGGTCGAATCAAGACGCTGCCGTTTGTGACGTGGCCGCACCAAGACCCAGTGATTTTGGCGATGGATCAAGCCATTATCGACGCCCAAGAGACGGAAGAACCGTTGGCGTTGACCATTAAGAAAAGCCGTGCTCAGGGCGGAACGTACGCTTACTTGGGTGTCGACATTCGTAGGGCTATACGCGACGGCGGGTTTTCTGTGGGACTGGTGACGCGAAACGAAAAGTTGATCGATTCGGCAAAGGACGCCGACACGATCATGTACAAAGTGGCGTGGATGCTCGATCGGCTTCCGTTTTGGATGCTTCCCAGCGGGTATGAGCGTAGTCTGACGGATCACACGATTGCATTGCCAAATGGATCGTTGTTTACGGGGTACGCTGCTACGGGGGACGTGGCCCGCGGTGGCAGAAAGACGAAGTTTGACTTTGACGAACCGGGTTCCGAGGAGTTTATCTCGGGCGGCAAAGACTACAAAGTCATGTCGTCGGTGTCTTCGGTGAGCAACTGCACGTTCTTGGTGTCTACGTTTGGCGGGGAGAATGGGGTATTCTACGAGGCGGCGACCGACCCGGATAATCCGCGGCTGGAAACTCTCGACTGGAAGGACAACCCCAGCCAGACAAAGAACGCCTACGTCATGCGTGACGGCGTGCCAGTGGCAGTGAAGGCGGAAGATGCGGCGGGCGTTGCGGAGTACGCGAGAACGCACGTGGCGCAACTCAAGAAGCTCGAACGTCGTGGCCACACGATGGAGGGGAAGTTCCGGTCGCCGTGGTACGACGCTTATTGCCTGCTTCCTGGCGCTACGCCGCGATTCGTTGCCCGCGAACTGGATATGGATTCGCGTGGCGCCGTCGGGAAGGTGTTTGACCTGGATGTGCTCGATCGAATGAAGGAGTCTCATTGCCGGGCGCCGGTCTGGCAGGGAAAGCCAGTCTTCGACGGAGAGACGCTGGAATTGACGGGGCTTGTTCGGCAAGAGAATGGGCCGTTGAAGCTGTGGTTCACGCCGGGATTGGACAATGCGGTGCCTCGCGGCCGGTACGCCATGGGCTGCGATATAGCGTTTGGGACATCCGGCGACAAGGCAAGCAACTCTACCGTCTGTGGCATCAATATCGAGAGCGGGCAACAGGTGCTCGAATACGCCACGAAGACAATGCACGCTTCAAAGTTTGCGGACGTCGCCGTTGCTTTGGCAAAATGGCTAAAAAACGCCTATTTGGGGTGGGAATCTACTGGGCCGGCGGGTTCGCTCTTTGAAGACGGCGTCGTGGATCGCAATTACTGGAACATTTACTTCCGTGACGCGGAAGTGATTGGCTCGGGTGCGAAGACACGGAAGGCGGGATGGGGTAATTACAAAGACAGGGATAAGGCGACGCTGTTCGACAACCTTTGTTTGGCGATGGCGGATGACGAGTTCATCCCACACTCAACGGAATTGCTTATCGAGTGCGCGGAGTACGAAGTGGTCGATGGGAAAATCGTGCATCGTCCGTCCTCGGACAGCGGAATGTCCGAGTTCTCCCACGGCGATCGATGCGTTGCCGCGGGCATAGCCAACCTTTTGCGCGTCGAGCGGCAGGTGTTATGGCTTGACAAAAATAACGAGACGGCGCACGATTACCCCTACGGATCGCTCGGTTGGAGGATTCAACAGGCGAAAGCACGCGAGCCGAAGGGCGACGACGACGGATTGGAAGGCGGAATCAGAGAGCTTCTGGGGATGGGGAGCAACGATCGGGAATGATAATGATGTGGCCGGGAGGCAAGGCGTCTCGCTTGGCTTACAACCAAGAAAAGGCAGGTCCGATTCCTGCGGCCACCACTTGTTTTGTTCTTTCTAAATCTAAACCGGCAACCTTCACGCTGGGCCGGCCGGCCTGACGTGAAGTGACCAAGTTTACGAGAACCCAAGCACGGGTGCTTACGTGCTTGGGTTTTTTCGTTTCTTGGTTCTGCCGGTGGAGTTTTTCTATGCCGTTCGATCTGGGAAACAAGACCGATCGAGATCGCCTGAATAAGGCCATCAAAACGTCTCGCGACGTCATGGACACTAATTTCCGCGCCGCTCGGACGGAAATGATCCGCGATTTCACCGGCAGTTGGTACTCTCCCACTGGCGCACGCCGCTACACCTACGTCAACAAGCTCAACCGCTCGGCGCGAATCCTCTCTGGATGGCTCGCCTACAACAATCCTCAGGTCAAGGTTACTTCCTTCGACCCACAATTCTGGCCTTTCTGCCGCAAGTACGAAGTCAACATCAACAAGGTCGTTGCGAACATCGACCTAAAGACTACCTTGCAGGCTGGCGTGCTTGACGCCTTCTTCTTGATGGGGATTTTCAAGGTTCGCATGGCCGACGCCGGCTTCATCGAGACGGAGCCAAACGTATGGGTCGATCCGGGCAAGCCGTGGGTCGATCGCGTTTCCTTCGACGATGCAATTCTCGACCTCTCGGCCAAGGACATCCGCGCGATGCGGTTCTGCGGCGACAAGTACCGCGTTTCGCTTCGCGGGGTACAGGCGCGTGAAGACTTCGACAAGAGCGTGGTTCGACAAATAACCGCCACATCGAAGTTTACCTACGACTCGGGCAGCAACTACGCCTCGCAGATTGCCGCCGGGTATGCCGTGGACGACGACGAACTGGAGCCGATGGTCTGGCTACAGGACGTGTACCTGCCGGAAACGCGGCAATTGGCCACGATGTCGGCGGACGACGACAGCATGGCGCCACTGAAAGTCGTAGATGACGATGCCGGTCCAATGGGTCCGTACGAGCATCTTGGCTTGGGCCTGGTTCCCGACAACATCATCCCCAGCAGCCCGGCCCAAGGGCTCAAGCCGCTGCACGACCTGACCAATGTCCTGTACCGAAAACTGGCGGCGCAGGCAAGGCGACAAAAAAATGTGACCGGCTACGCGCCTGGAAGCGAAGACGACGCCAACCGGCGGAAAGACGCCGTCGATGGCTCGTACATCCAAATGCGCGACCCGAAGGCGGTTGCGGAGTTTTCAACGCCCGGCGTCGATGGCAACACCCATGCGTTCTTCCTCGCCCTCCAGGAAATCTACAACGTCGAGGCTGGCAACGAGCGGGCAATCGGCGGTTTGGGGCGAGAAGCGGACACGCTGGGTCAGGAGAAGATCGTCGAGGAACACGCCGCCGGCATGATGGGATTGATGAAGGGCGCGGTCAACGATTGCGCCAGTCGACTGTGCCGGAAAATCGGCGCCTTAATGTGGGACGACGAGGCGCTTGTGGTCGACTCGACGATGGAAGCCGAGAACACGGGCTACTACGTCGACAGTTCGTGGCGGCCGGGCGAGCGGCAGGGCATCAAGGACCATTACAACTTTGCCGTCGAGCCCAACAGCATGGGATGGCAGCCGCCGGAGGCTAAGCTGCAAAAGGTCATGGGTTACTTGCAGTCGGTTGGGACTGTGTTCCCGCTGGTGCAAGCGGGCCTCTTGGACTTGCAGGAGTTGACCAAGCTCGTATCCGAGTACCAGAACGTACCGGAACTCCAACGCATCTTCAAGTTCGTGACGCAGCAGGCCTCTGGCGGCGGCGATAGCGGCGGTGGCGACCCCCACGAAGCGACCAAGGCGCCGGTCACCAGTCGCGAGGTCGTTCGCAGCAGTCGATCTTCGGGGCCTAGTTCCAGCGGTATGGCGGCCGTGATGAGTCAAATGATGCAGGGCCGCGGGCAATCGAGCGGCGCAACCGCGGGGGCGGGACGATGAGCGTAACCAGACGATTTCGCGTCATCGACGGTGAGGTCCGCGAAGTGACCGAGCGCGATACGTCGCCTGTTGTCGACCGCGGCCCGATGGTTGGCTCGGCCTACGGCCAGTCGAAACCCGGTAAGTCAATCGCGATGTCCGTTCATCCCGACGACTGCGCCCGGATGAATGAGGAGCTACGAAAAAGAGGCATTCAAGGCGTTCATTACGATCCCACCAAGCGGGATAACTGCGTCATCGAATCGAGGGCGGGTCGCCGCGAGTTGATGAAGGCTTTTGGTTCGCTGGTGGGAATGGCCAATGTACACGACGACGACGGAGGTTACGGCGATGGCTGATAGCGCAACAGTAGAACACGTTGATATGAACATTGGCGGCGATCCGCATGCCGGCACCGATTGGGGGAAGATGACCCCTGACGAACAGACCGCCGACGTCGACAAGCTGGTGGCTGACGTCGCCAACCGCCGCGAACCGAACCCGTTGAACACGGAAACTGCCGACGCCGACGCCGACGTAACCAAAACACCCATCGACGGCGATGAGACTCCCGCCGCCGACGATTCCGCCCCTGTACCTGCGCCGGAAACGGTCGTCGGGGGCGAAGGCGAGGATGACGGAGAATCTTGGCTCAACCAAGACGTCCGCGACTTCGCTACCGCGATGGGCCTGACCGACGAAGAGCTCGCCGAGTTTGGTTCGCGCGAAGAGTTGGACCGCGCCTTGCGGATCATCGACCGGAAGGCTTTTGAAGCCGGGAAGGTCGATTCGCAACCTGAGAATCCCGTGGTCCAGCAGTCGGAGAAGCCCAAGCCGGGCGAACAAACCCAAGTGTCGGGCGACCCCCTGGCCGACCTTTCTCAGTTCATGCTGGGAGAGGAGTTTGACGAGGAAGCCGCCAAGCCGATCAACCGCTTCGTGGAAGCGGCGGTCGCCACCATCAAAGACTTGCAGAACCGCGTTGCTCACTTCGAGCGGCAGGGTCAGCAGGATGCCGCCGCCAACATTCGGCGACAAGCTCTTGAGTCTCTGCACTCTCTCGGCATCACCGAACTGTTCGGAAAGCCGGGCGAGAAGGCGACGAAGGAACAGGTGGCCAATATCGAGAAGGCTATCGACGCGCACTTCACACATGCAAGGGGATTGTTCGCTATCGGGCGACAGGCCGAACCGAAACCCGAGTTTTTGAGGGCCGCCGTCAACTTGGCGTTCGGCGACCAACTTTTCAAGATCAAAGAACGGCAGCTTACCGACAAGCTCCGCAAGCAAGCAGCCCGCAAGACAGGTGGTGGAGGGGCTGGAAAGCCACTTCCGAGGCCGCCCAAGCCGGGTGAGAATTCGCGGGAGCGCGCCGAACGGCTTTTGGCCGACGGTCTGCAAGCCCGCTACGACGAGCTCGCGGAAAAATAGGCATGTTGCCCACAGATAGGAGTTTCATTTCATGCCATACCTTGGCTTAAACCAAATCGACGATTTCGTGGAGAGCGTGCTGCACAAGTACGAGAAAACGCGCTGGCAGGACATCTCCATGAACCTGCAAGAATACTACTTCGCCAGCCGGCTTTTTGACAAAGCAGGGCCTGCCGACGAAGAGGGCGACCAGTTGGAGTGGAAACTCCAAATCGCCAACAACAAGAACTTCAAGTTCACCGGCTTGTACGCTGACGCGATGACCAGTCGGCAGAGCTTGATCACCCACGGGCGTATCGGGTGGAGCCTCAACACCACCAATTACACCTACGACATTTTGGAGAAGGTGTTCCGCACGGCCCCGGTCAAGATTATCGAGTACCTGGACATGCTGGAGCACTCGCTGCACAACGACTACTTCGGCGGCATGGAGTTGGCGATGATGGGCGATGGCCCGACTTCGCCCACACAGACCGAGCCGCCGCCGTGTTCGTTGACGTGGTGGATTCAGCCGTACAACACGGCTAGCGGAAAGCCCAACAATTCCGCTTCCTACCAGTTGGCAGCAGGTCAGACCAACGACTTCCTGGGCATGAATCCGGTGGGATTCGATTCGGTCGGAACCGGACTCATCGACCGCAAGACGTACAAGATGTGGCGAAACCGCGTCGGCACCTATACCGTGCCGTCCGAGGACGATCTTGTCGACACCCTGATTGAGTGCCTGGACAAGTGCCACTTCAAGCCGGCGCACCAGTACGCGGAGCTCTCGCCGGGGCAACGGCCCCGCTGGGAAATCCTCACCACGTACAGTCGGGTGAAGGCGGTGCGAAGCATTTTGCAATCCGGCAACGACAACATCAAGGGCGATGTTGCCATGTGGAAGGTCGACGTGCCGATGGTACGCGGCGTTCCGATGCACTGGGTGCCCGCCTGGTCGAACCAAGAGTTCGGCTTGGCTCGCACGGATGGCTTGTTCTTGGGCGTGGATTGGAGTTCGTTCAAGTACGCCCATGCCGCCGGTCTGCGGATGGAAAAGCGTCCTCCGCGCGCCGACGCCGTCAAGCCCAACGTCCGTTGGCGAGAAATGGACGACTCGGGGCAATTGTATTGCCTCGACTGCCGCCGCAATTTCGCCGTCAACTGCACGAGCACCGTGACGGAGCAAGACTAACTCTTCGCGCTTTTGGGCGCGGCGTTTTTCAAACACCACTCACTTTCCGAAAGGAAATCAACTCATGTTGCGACCTCAACTTGGCGGCACGTTTGAAACCTATGGGCTGAGCAATGCCCTCTGGTCCAATGTGCCCCTGGAGTACATTTTCGGCTTCAAGGACCGTAGCTACGGCCTGGGGCTGATTGACAACTTCGTGTCTCTCGGTCAGGCGGCCGCGCTGAGTAGCAGCCTCGGGCGCTACGTCAGCAACGGAATCGCTTACCGGAGTTACGAACTGTTTGGCGGCACGTCGGCGGCTGGCATTTCGGCCAAGACGCCCGCGGCTGCCCGACCTGGCGGCATCGTGCTGGGCACCAGCACCAGCGACAACGACGAATGTTCGTTGCAGGCCGGGTCAATCTCGGCCACGGGAAGCATCGTTCCCTTTGCGATGGTTCCCGACACCCACAACGACCTCTATTTTGAGTGTTCGTTCAAGGTCAGTTCCATCACCACGGCCATCTACAGCATGTTCGTGGGGTTGGCGGGAACCGGAGGCGCCGTGACCAACATGCCGATCTCCGCTGCCGATGTCATCGGCTCGATGTCGGCCATCGGTTTCTCCAAGTTGCAGGCGGGGACTTCCTCGTTGAGCTTGGCGTACAACCGGGCCAGCGGCACGCCGGGCGCGATGACGGGAGTGGCTACGTTGGTGGCCGATACCTACGTCAAGGCCGGCTTCAAGTGGCAGCGCAAGGGCAACATGGTCATTCCGTACATCAACGGTTTGGCCCTGGATGGCGTGACCGGCAACAACAAGGTCATCACGTCGGCGACCACGGCGGCAACGCCCTGGCCGAACGATTACATGACCCTTTGCGCCGGTCTGCGCAACTACACCACGACGGCCGTTCAGTTGACGCTGGACTGGTGGGCGGTGGCGCAGGTTGCCGCATAGGCGTTTTCGCGTAGCCGAATTAGCCGGGCGTCCCTGACAGGATCAGGGCACCCGGCTTGCGGCGTCGACGAGGTCGTTATTCACCAGTTATCACGGTAAGGAGAGTTTCCCATGACCGAAAATCAAGTGATTGAGGCGATCGAGAAGAATCATCTCACCTTCGCGGAGAAGTTGTCACTCTTGGGGTACGACTGGAAAGCCCTGGTAGCCATGGCGTGGTCGATCATCGGGCCGATCGTTGAGAAATTGGGGCCCGCGGAGGCGGAAGCCGCGGTCCAATGGATCATCGCCTACATCGAGGCGTGGATTACCCCGCCGCCCGCTCCGCCCACCCCGGCGGAGTGACGGGCTGTGTTTTCGCGTAGCCGAATTGGCCGGGTGTCCCTGGCAGGATCAGGGCACCCGGCTTGCGGCGTCAGAGCGCGGGAATTGGCCTCCAACTCGAACCAAGGAACCTGAACCATGCCTTTTCTTCGTGGTGCAAGACTCTCGTCGCGGCAGAAACTAGCTGCCGCCCATCCTCACGTTGCGGTGGTCGTGCCGCCAAACTTCGCTCGGTTGGCCAAAACGCTGCAATTGTGGGGCAACGACCAATACGGCGATTGCGTAACCGCCGAGGAAGCTGCGGCCAAGTCGCAAGACGGCATTGTCTACACCGACGCCGAAATTGTGGCGAACGCCCGCAAATACGGAAATCTCGACGGCGCGGACTTAGCCACGGTGCTCGACCAATGGGCCGCGCACGGCTGCGTGGCGCCGGACGGCACGGCCTACAAGGATGGCGGCAAACAATCGGTCGGTTACACCGATTGGACGACTTTGTGCTCTGGCATCTATCAGGGTCAGGTGAAAATCGCCGTTGCGGCGCAGCAGCTTGAAGACGCTGGAGGCGGCAACAGCGACGGCTGGATGCTCCTGAAAGCGGATCGGGACAGCGGCATCGACCACTGTGTCGGGCTGGTGGGCTACGGCACGCACGCTTTCTGCTGCCAGCAGCTTGGCGTGGCGGTTTCTACGAATCACGATCCCAATACGCCCAGCGTGATTCTCTTCACCTGGGGCACCTACGGCGTCGTGTCGTTTGACGCCTTGCTGGCTGTCATGGACAGCACGCCGACCTACGGCAACAGCGAAGCATGGGTTCGGATTCCGCAGACCGCTGGGATTGGGCCCGCCCCGACCCCTGCGCCAACCCCCGCACCCGCCCCGATCCCATCGCCGTGTCCCTGGTCGCGTGAGGACGTGGACCACTACGTTACCACGGTCGTGCGAGCCGTCGCACGCGGAATCAAGGAGGGCATTCGAGCGTGAACGTCCTTCGTATTGTGCTCATTGCGATTCTGGTTTCCAGCCTCTACGGAGCGGAGCCGGAACCAGGGCCGCCCTACGAAACCACCATTGCCGTCTTGCACACGGCCCCGTGGTGCGTGCCGTGTCGCGCTGCGCACAAGTGCTTTGCCGAGGCGGGGTACGAAGTTCAGGAATCTTTGCCCGATAGTCGGCCGATTCCCTGCCTGGACGTATACGCTGGCGCGACCCGCTACACCTACATCGGTCTACCGCAGATTAAGGCGATCCTTCGCCATTGGAAGGAATGCAGCGATCCTCCGAAAGCCGACGCCGTTATTACGCTGCAAGTCAAAACCAAACCATAAGGGGATTTTCCCATGTCCAATTTTCGAGACGTGTTCTGTCAGGTTCACCGGATCATGGCGACCTCGGAAGGGCAGATTGAGCGTTGCTCGCTCGACACGGCCTGCGCCACGACTGAGAACGATCATCCGCGATTGTGGGCGGCGCTGGAGAACCACGTTGCGCATCGTTACGAACGAGCGACGGGCGAGAAGCTGCCCGCCGCGATCGACTGGGAGGGCATCAAGCAATGGCTGATCGATCATTGGCCGCAGATTGTGTCCATGCTCATTTCCATCATCATGCTCTTTCTCGCATTTTGATGAATGCCCGCATGACCATCGACGAAGTAACCTCGGACGAGTCCGAACATACAATCTTCTGGCTCAAGGGTGGCAACTTGGCGATGCGGTGCGGGATCATCGTGGACAACGAGAATGAGGAATTGTCGAGGATTCTGGCCACGAGGTTGTGTGAGGCGATGAGCGAACCGGAAACGCCGCAGGGCCCGATAACCGAGTTGACTGCGATGGAACAGGCGGTCGGAGAGGCTGCGTTGTCGTTCAAGGCGCTCTGCGACCAGACGACGAAGATGCTGGTCGAGATTGAATCGAGCCGATGGTGGAAGACTGTGATGGCTGTCGCGGGAGTCTGAAATGGGCACGATATTGGCGTGTGCGGTTGCAGTATCTGGCTTGATGCTTTGTGTTTTGGTGCGGGCGATTTACGGTCCCGACCCTGACGAGAAGTAACCTCTAACGAAGGGAGTTTGCGATGAAAGGCTTTGCTATTTTCCTGATGTGTTTTCTCGTTCTGTTCCTGGCGGTTTCGATGGCCAGCGCGCAGGCTTGCGTGTGCCAAGGCACTTACACGCTCTACCAGACCCACACAGGCAACTTGATCCTCCAACCCGTTCACCTTCCGAAAGACGAGCCGCAATTTATGAGTCGTAGGCCGTTGGTGAGGGCGGTGGGTTCGGTCTGCCACAGTCGCCGGTAGAAGGTTCCTGTTGTGCCCCTGGGCTGCTGCCGGTTCTCCGCACAGGGCCGGCGGCAGATTTTGCAATTTGACAAAACGCGAACAGTTGTAAACCGAGGCGATTATGATCCCAAAACTTGCGGCCATCACGGTGGGTTACGGCAGCGCTGGCGCGATGGCGCTTCTGGCGCAGGTGCCCGACGCCTCGGTGTTTTCCGGTTGGCTGCAATACGGTGCGCTGGGAATACTCGGCGGGACAACTGTTGGACTGTTCTACGTGATTCTTCGCCTGATTGGTGGCTACAAGGAAATGTCGGATCGGCAGGATGGCTGGGAGGCGCTGCGTCACGCGGACAGTCGGGCGACAAATGAGACGCTGGCCCGGTTGCGCGAGAACTGTGCGGCGATAGGAAAAGGACAAGGAAAGTAAACCCATGCTCGTAGTCCCTCTTGCACAGCGGCAGTCGGTTCTGGTGGACGCGGATATCTACCAGGAGAAAGTCACCTGGGAGCATCCGCGCGACCTGGACGCCGACGCCGAAATGGACGGCAACGCCTCTTATGGCATCGGTACGAATCTAACGACGCTCGGCCTGTACGAACTGATGGCCTCCGAGACGCTGATCGACACGATACGCCTCAACGCCCGATGCACCAACGCCGCTCGGCAATTGGCCTTGCGCGTCTATTTCAGGGACACCTATTACGGATTCGATTTCGGCGCGACCACGCCCGACTTCGTGGGCACCCTTCCGGCGGGCACGTTTCCGACCGGCACACAAGCCGCAGTCAATATTTCGCTCAAGGACATTGCGACAAGCGCCTACCAGCAACTCGTTTGCCCGGCGGGGAAGTATCTGTTCGTGCTGCTGACCACCACCGTGGCCGGCGAACTGGGCTTTCCCATGTGGACTGGCGACGCTTCGGCAGCGCCCCTGCGGCACGGGATGAAATCGTCGAGCGATGGCCATGCGATGTCGGAGACGTCGGTCGGGGCGGGCTATGCCGCCACCACGTTCAAACTGAGCGCCAGCGTCAACCTGACCCACAACATCGCTTCGGCCTGGACGCATCCGCGGGGAGACGCGGAACTACTGGGCGACGTGGCGTGGGCCGTCAATTCGAGCGCCCCGGGCGTGGCGTTTCGGGAGCAGATGACCGGCGTCACGCACTTCGACCGGGTGCGCATCGCCACGTATTTCGCGTATGCCAGCCAGACGGTCGCCCAAGCGGTGGATATGTACGTTTACGTGCGGAACGATTCGAGCAATTTTATTCCGAACAACGTCACGGCCGCCGCCCACGTCCATTACGCTAAGGGCGAGTTTCCGGCCGACGCGGGCATCCACACGTTCGTGCTGCCCGAGACCGTCAGCGCCCTGGCCGGCCAGTGGGTGTGGATCGTGTTTTTCTCGCCCAATGCCGAATCCGGCATAACGTTGATGGAGTTCAACGTGTTCGACGCGGCCGGTTCCAGTCCGACGCGATCCGGCTACATCATCTTCACCGCGATGACTTCCCAGACCGTGGTTGTCACGGGGAGCTATTACAGCACGTCGTTCCAGCTTTTGGACACGATCCCCATCCCGGTGGACTTGGCGACCATCGTCAACAACTTCCCCTCCGACGCGGTGAAGTTCGACGCGGGCCTGACCGGCATGGCATCGACCGACGTGAACGCGGCCATCAAGGAAGCCTACAATCGCTCGGCCAGCGGCATTCTGCCCCGGATCGTTCTGCCGGATGAGTTTGTCGCGGTGGTGGGCGACACGCTGCAACTGTTCAAGCGCGGCCTGATCGAAACGTGGGACGTGTACGGCACGCCCCACGAATTGCTCTGCGACTTCGGCAACAGCTTCCCGCGCTTCTACGAAACGACGCCCACGGCCGCGGGCAACCACACGCTGGCGGTCAACGTCCTCGACATCAACGGGTCGGTGCTGCAAACGGCCTCCGTCAGCGTCAAGGTGGTGAACCCCACCGGCGCGCCGGCGACGGCAAAGAATGTGCTGTGCGTGGGCGATTCGCTCACCGAGGGCGGCGAGTGGGCCACGGAAATGTATCGACGGCTCTCCCAGAGCGGAGGCACGCCGGCAGGGCTGGGGTACGGCACGAAGATTGCGATGCAGGGCGACAAGCTCATGCCGGCGTACAACAGCCCCCAGCAATACTATATGGGCACCGGCGGAGCGAGGTGGGAAGACTACCTGAACCAGGGGATATCGTTTGCGTACAACGTCACGGCAGCCGGTCACGGAAAAACTTCGGCCGATCTGTGGACCGACTATGTGGATTCTGCCTCCAACAACTGGAAGCTCACGCGCATCAACGGCGACGTTCTGAAGTTCATCCCCGATGGCCATTCTTCCGCCATGCCGGCAGCGCCGGCCAGCCTCACGCGAAGCGGCCACTCGACCATCAACTACACGGCCATTGCCTCAACGCCCTGGACGCCGTTCTGGGACAGCACCCATAACGCGCTATCGTTCTCCGCGTTTTCCACGGGCTATTTTAGCGGGGTCACTCCCGACATCGTCTACGTTCTGCTGGGCTGGAACGAAGACAGCGTTAAGAACCCCGACCATGCCAACGCCTCGGACCATACCGTCGCGGTCGGGATGGCGACGACGTTCATCAATCAACTCCATGCCGACTGGCCCGCGGCGCAGGTGCGATTGTTCGGCGTGCAAATACCGTCGATGCACGGCTGGAATGATCTAAGCGGGGCCAACGGCGGTTCGACGGGCGCGGCTACACGCGCCAACTGGTACAGGATGCTCCGCAGCGTCAACGGCCTGAATCTGGCCTACCAAGCGCTCGCAAAGACGGGGGTCGCCGCCAACGCCGACTCCTACAGCACCTTTGTGAAGTTCCTGAACCTCTCTTGCCAGTTCGACGCCGAGTACAACGCGCAGGAAACGGATGCTTACGTAAACACCCGCAACAGCACCGTCACCGAGAAGCACGGCACCAACACCGTGCATCCGGCGGGCACCGGTTACTTGCAGATTGCCGACGTGGCCTACCGCGATTTCGTCCGCACCTTCTGTTCGAGTTGAGGATAAACCATGTCGAGTTCGCTACGCATCAACCTGAACGCCTCAACCTCGGGCCTGACGACGCTCTATTTCGTCATGGGCGTGGACCGCCAGTTTGCCCTGGCCGACGGCAGCGCCGTTGAGACTTTCAACGCCGCACACTGGCCGACCTACGCGATTCCTGCCGTCGAGATTGGCTCGACCGGCATTTACACGGCCACGATCCCCGCCGGGCTGCCACGCAACAACTATTCGGTGGATTGCTACCTGCGCGTCGGCGGCTCTGGCATGGAAAGCTACACCGACACCTACGAAGGGCAGGGCGCAGTCAGTTGGGACGGGACGGCGGAAGTCGATACTGCGAGCCAAGGCACGCTGATTGCCCTTGCCGCCAAACTCACCGGGATCACGTATTTACGCGATTGGCTGCGGGCGATGATTCGCAAGGATGCGCCGAACTCCGCGGCGTTGTCCGAAATCAACGCGGCCCACGATGACGTAATTGCGGGCAGTTTCGACCCGGCGGCCGCATCGCTTGCAGGGCTGCACGATACGGCACCGATTGGCACCGCACCCGTACAAGTGCTGGGTCTTTTCACGCAGCAAACTTCGTAGAGAACAACCATGTTCACCCGTTACCAACAGAACCGATTGCCGCGCACCGGGCAAGTCACCTCCTATCGGACGGGCGACGACGCGGATCGCGCGGCCGGTGCCAAGGTGTGCGCCACCCGTGCGTCTGAGTACGTTGCACTTGGCGACGGAACGATCTACGACCGTGCAACGGGTTTGTACTGGCCGGCGGACCCGATCAAGATTATCCCCGGCGCAACCGGGGTTCAGGCTGCGAATCAAGTGCAAACGGCACGGAGCGACTGGGCCAACAGCACCGCATACGCCCTCGCCGATCTAGTACACGATCCGTCAGGCGGTCTGTACTGGGTCTGTTGCGTGGCACACACGTCTGCAAGTTCTGGCACGTTCGGCGTAGATTTTGCGGCCCATCCGACCTACTGGCGGCAGACAATCTGGACTGGATCGGCGGCGAATCTAACCACTGCGGCAGGTATGACCTGGGCGGCGGCAATTGATGCCTGTGTCGGCCTCACTTATGCCGGTCGATCCGATTGGCGGCTGCCGACCTATCTGGAAATACTCAGCATCATCAATTTTGAATCGACCGACGCCCCGCCCGATTGCGCACTGACGAATATGCGCTACGACGCCTCGTATGGCTATTGGCTGAGCAGCACCTACACCGGCTTAACGACCTACGCCTATGCGTTGACCACGGGCGTGAACTTTCCAAGTTTCGCGCGTTACCTGAAAACCGCCGCTACATATTTCGCCTATCCCTGCGCTGGAGGCAGATAAATGGCCAACGAACTTGCTCATCGCTACAGCCTTACTGGCCGCACGCTCTACGCCACGATCCGCAGCGTAGCCCGAACCTACTGGAATACGTCGGGAACGCCGGCACTGGAAACGCTCACGGTCGCCAATTGGGCCAACTACGCCGTTGCGCTAACAGAGACGCCATCGGCCAGCTATTTCTACGTGGGCACGTGGCCGGCAGGTCTGACGACGGTCGGCTGGTATTGGATCGACATTTACGAACGGATCGGCGGCACGGCCGCTATCAGCGACACGCTGGTTGCAACTTACTACGGCTATTGGGACGGTACGACGTTACAGCCGAACGCAAGCGATCTACAAACGATCAAAACCCAAGCTATCACGTGCGGCGCAGGTGTGACGGTCGCCGCTAATGTAGGAACCGCCTCGGCCAGCACGGCGCAGAGCGGCGACAGCTATGCGAAGATTACCGACGGCACCTACGGATTAGCGCAACTTGTTCGGTCTACGACGCCGGGCAACACTTTGTCGGTTGACTCGGCCAACAAGGTAGCCGTGCCCGACACGCAAAAAGTGGACGTGAATACAGTCAAGACGCAAACCGTCGGTTGTAGCGCAGGCGTGACGGTCAATCCGAACATTGGCACAACGCAGCCCATCAATTTTACCGGCACGGGATCGACTGCTTACGTCAAGGCTGGGCTGTGGGAAATACTTGGCACGGTGCTTACCGAAACGAGTGGCTATATCGCAGCCGCGTTTAAGAAACTGTTCAACGTACAAAGTCCAACGTGGACGACAGACGCGACCATCGGCACCAGCACGTTCGCAGGCGGTGCGGTGGCTAGCGTGACATCCCCCGTTGCATTGACCAGCGCCTACGACGCCGCGAAGACAGCGGCGGCCCCCGGCGACAAAATGGACCTCATCGACGCGCCAAACAACACGGCACTGGCCGCAACGGCGACTGCGATTTGGGCGAAGGCCACAAGTGCTCTATCTGCGGCAGGAAGCATCGGTAAATGGCTGCTCGACAACGCCACCGGCGGTGGAGCGAGCGCAGAAGACGTTCTCACGGCAATCGAAGGCAGCGACAAGCTGGCGATGGTCGATACGCCTATGACGCTGGCCGCAGGGCAGACTGTTGAGAACGTCAACAAGATTTGCGGCTACGTGGTTGCACCTCTCGACGCCCTGCCGATTGACGACGCGGCAACCGATATCGCCGGTAAAGTTCTCGACGAAGGCAAAGGCGATCACACGGGCCATCTGGCCGGCGTGCCAACCGTAGGAACGGGAGCCGGGCAGATCAAGCTGACCAACGGGCTGGTTGAGTCGAGCAACGCGGGAGGGTCGCCCGTTGGTCCGGGCGGTGTCGAGACGGAGATTATTTGTGAAGCCGGGGGAACGCCCGTACAGGGTGTGGAGTGTTGGATTTCGGGTGCTAGCGACGGAACTAACGTCGTTGCGGGCCCGCTCGTAAGCAACGCCCTGGGCAAGGTGAAGTTCATGCTCGAACTCAACTCCGGCCCGTGGTGTCTCTGGCGACAAAAAAGCGGAGCCACCTTCGCTAATCCGCAAACGCTCGTGTGGAACGCGGTAACCAACCAGTACGAATTGGACGCCTAGCATGACCATCATCGTCAATCAAGGCTCGCTGACGCCCGACGCGCCGGCTACGCTGGTGTGCAACTATGTCAGCTTGGTCAACGACGTTGGGTTTCACCTGTATGGTCTGCGCCCCACGTCCAGCGATGTGATTGCCGATGCGGTTGCCAGCGCGTCGCAGGCCTCCGACATTCTCCGTTGCATCGCCAAAGGATTACAGTTTGTCTACTCCGCCCATCGCTGGTCGTTTCTGCGGCCACTGGTTCCTATCACCACCGCCGTCGGCGTCGACAACTACGCCTTACCCGACGGTGTGGATGGACTGGAAGGGCAATTAACGTATCCCAAAGGGTCCGACCGACCGCCAGAGGAGTTGGACAAAGTCGCGGAGGTCGAGATTCGCCGCATGTTGGCCCGCAACAATATGCCCGGTCGACCCCGTCTGTATGCGGAAACTACGAGTACGTTTGATCCGCGGGACGGATCGTCGCGGTTCGTCGCGCTCTACCCCACACCGGATGGCGTCTATGTTCTTACGGCAATTGGAACCCTACGCCCGCAAATGATCGACCCGTTGAATCAGTACCCGGTGGGAATCGAGGTTTTGGCTCCATGTCTTACGGAGTCTTGCCTTGCGGCGGCTGAGCGGGACTTCGATCAGAACCCGTCTGGCGTACACGCCCAGTCGCTCGCGCCTCTGCTGGCCATGGCGATTCAACGCGACAAGGAGCACTCCTCGCCCGACACACTGGGCGTCGATCACGGCGGCGACGACGGCGCAGAACATTGTCAGCATCGACGTACCGGCACGATCCACTGGGATGCCGGCGGTGGCTTTACAGGATTCATCTAACCGGAGTTTTTCCATGACAACCAAATCGTTTGCTCAAACAGTCGCTGTTACAACGTCGCTGGCTACGACTGGCGCCGTTCGCTATACGGATCGCCAGTGGGGGCGCATCCTCTTGCCTTCGGTGGCGAACACGTCCCTGACGTTTTACGAGTGCGATTCCGAGGCTGGAACCTACTCGCTATGCAGCGACGTGGGAACTTCGGGCGTTCTGACCGTACCGACGGCCGCGAGCGATCCGCAGTCCATCGCGATTCCGAGCGTGTTGATCGGATCGCGATTCATCAAAATGGTGGCCAATGTGGGAGCCGTTACGGCAACCGTCGTTACCAAAACTCAGTAGCGTAACCGGGGCGTTTTTCCCCCGGCGGGGTGCCGACACTGAACCCCCTTCAATCAGTGTGCGACGTGAAAGGAAGTTTCCATGACTCCGATGAATGCTTTGTACCAGTTGTTCAAGGCCCCCAACTATCAGAATCCCGATCCGGGCAACGCGGGCACCATCAACGTCGGTCGCCAGTTGACCATTGTGCCGTTGGTTTCCGCGGCGGCCGAGACGCGGACTTTGGCAGTCCCCACCAAGGACGGTATTGTCGTATTCCTGAACATGGTCACGGATGGCGGCGACATCACCCTGACCGTCACCAGCACCTTTGACGGCAGCAACAGCACGATCACCTTCGGCGACGCCGGGGATTGGGTCGCGCTCTATTCGATCCAGACTGCCGTGGGAACCTTCCGGTGGCGAATCCTCGCCGGGCAGGGAACGAACGTGGCCGGCTACAATGCTTCTTCGGCCTCGCTCAGTGGCCCGACCTTGACCTTGCCGACCATCGCGGATGGTCTGTTGGCCTCCGGGTCGACCTCCAACGACTTTTCGGGGTCGACCGGCACGTTCAAAACCAGCACGGGTGCCACGACAATCGGCGGACGAACCACGTTCAGCAAGAGTGTTTTGCGACCGTGCTTGGCCGCTGTGACGGGGACGGCGTCTGCTGCCGCGGCTTTGACCGCCGACAAGGACATCATCCTGTTGTTGTCGGTCACCACAGCCACCACCTATGGGTGGACGCTGCCGACGGGCGTGGCGGGCATGGTGTTGACGTTGGTCAACACGGCCGCCTATGCCAACACGTTGATTCCGGCCTCCGGCGGGACGATCAACGGCCTCTCCCCCAATGCTGGCGTCGTCATCGCGGCCAGCAAGTGTTACATCGCCGTGTGTAGCGCGGCGGACACGTGGCACGTGATGGAAGCGGCCAAGGCAACCGCCGCCTAAGTAGGAAGGTTTACACGTGCCGACTGAATCGACGAAGATTCGAGAGCTTAGATTCCCATCCGGCGGAGTTTTCCGCCGGGTGGGCTTTCGTGATTCGGCGGACGTACAAACCGTGCGCGATGCCAGCGGGGTCAAAAGCGACCATTCGACGCCGTGGGCCGTCAATTGTCGACCCGAGGATGCCATCGCCAATCGACTCCGCGGCGGCTCTCGACCGGGCTTGACGAAGTTTGTCGCCGATCCGCTGGGTACATCGATCGCCAACATGGTTACGGTGCCCACGGCTTCTTCATCCGGCGTCGGTACGGTCATTGCCGTGTTGGTCGACTCCACGTTGAAACTGGTCCGTGATGGCGATATTGTCTCTCCCGAGGGTTCTTTGGCCACAGACTCCGGCGTGCTGCTTTGCACCGATGCGGGCATCCAGATTGTCGTCGGCAGTAACTCGGCGCCGGCAAGCGGCTTCCTGGTGGCCAGAGAGGGCGCCGTGTACGCCGTCGACGCGGGAGGCGTAATTGTCATGGACGCCGTAACGGGCGTCGTGAGCGATCTGGTGGCTTCCGTTGGATCGGTTCCCACGGGTTGCATCTTCGGTGCCGTGTACCGCGATCGCCTCGTGTTGAGTGGAGCGGACAATTTGGTCTATATGTCAAGGCAGGGCGATTTCACAGACTGGGACTATGGGGCCGACGTGGAAGACTCCGGCCGTGCGCTCGTATTCCAGTTGTCCGAGGCGGGGGAGATTGGTTTTGCCGTCACGGCGCTGGTGCCGCACCAGGACGCCTTCTTGATGGCAGCAACGTCTAACGGCCTGTGGATTATCCAGGGCGACCCGGCGGCGTCAGGATCGCTCAGGAACGTCACCAGGGATGTTGGGATGGTCGGCAGTAAGGCATGGGTGAAAACAGCGATTGGCATTATCTTCCTTGGTCGCAATGACATTTGGAAGGTGCATTATGATGGTAGTGGGCTGGAAAACCTGTCAAAAAACAAAATCCCCGACGAGTTGCGCGGGCTCGATCAAGCGGATTGCGCCATCACGCTCGGCTGGAACCAAGACGAAGCGGGCGTCTACGTCTTTCTGTCCCCCGTGCCCGACGCCGGGCACCATTGGTACTTTGATCTTCGTCAAGGCGGATTCTGGCCGATAGACCTGCAAAGCGATCACGATCCGCTGGCTGCGCTCGAGGTCGACAACAGTATGGTAATCGCCTCGGCGGATGGATACTTGCGGTCGTTTCAGGGTTCGACAGATGACGGGGTTGGCATCGAAAGCCACTTGGTCATTGGCCCTCTTCCGATGGCGTCGCCGGCCAGCTTTGGGCGGCTGGTGAACTTCCACGGCTGCCTGGGCAACGGGAGCGGCGATGCCGTGTGGTCGATCGTCACGGGCGACACGGCAGAAGACGCCGTAGAGAACGCCAAGAAGGCGATAGCTCGCTATCAGGCCGGAAACTCAGCGGGTGCTGCGGTCTACGTCAAGGACAGCGGCAGGCTCTCGGCCGGCAGGAGCCATTTGGTTTATCCCAAGATTCGGGCGGTGTGGATGGCTATTTGGCTGCGATCCTCCGCACAGTGGGCCTACGAGGGAATCACAATTGAAACCGCGCAAAGCGGAAGGTGGCGATAATGAGCGTCGATTACAATGCTTGGGTTGCGTCTCTGAATACGGCTACCATCGCCGGTACGGAAACGCTTCTGGTTGTCCAGTCCGCCGTCACCAAGAAGGTGGCGATTTCCGACGTGGCGGCCTATACCGCAACCGTGCTGGCCGCAGCTTCCGCCGTGAATCCGGTCGTCGCCGGCGATGCGTTTGCACTGTATCGCGGCGGTGTGGCGAAGAAGGCGGACATCGACGTGTTGTCGGCGTACATTCTCTCCACAGGATGGTCAGTGGCCAGCGAAGCCGATCCGGCCGTGTCGGGCGACATGATCCTGGCCAATCGCGCGGGCACGATCCACGAAATGGACGTCGACACCCTGGCGGCCTTCGCCCTGGACAGCGGGGCCGCGAACACGCCCGTTACCTCCGTCGTGGCAGGCGACGACTTCTTCATCTATCGCGGCGGATCGCGGAAACTGGTCGACGTCGCCTACATCGCTTCGTACGTGGTGGCCACGGCGTGGTCCTCCGATGCCGTGACAACCCTGCTTTCCACCGATACGGTCCTTGTCGGTCGGTCGGCTGCGTCCAAACAGGTTACGCTCGCCAATCTTGAAGCACAGTTCGTCGCCGACAAGAAGACGAGCATCCTTGATATTTCCGGTCTCTCTGCCGCCACACTGGGCGCGACCGATACTTTTTTGGTGAATCAGTCGGGCGTGTCGCTCAAGTTGGCCTTGTCTGCCCTCGAAACCAAGGTGTACGCCGACTTCGCCGCTTACGCGGCCGGCCTTCCCGATGCGGCGACCGTGGCCGACGCCAATAAGTTCTACTGCCTGCAATCCGGCTCGCCGAAGTACGCCACGGCGACGGAGATTGCCGCCTATGTCACCAGCACGATCCTCGCAGCACCGACGGTTTCGCCCTGGGCCACCGGCGACCTGTTGTTGCTGAATCGTTCCGGCGTAACGAAGCAAGGAAGCATCGACGACCTGGCGACCTACATCAACAACAGCGCCCATGCGGCTGTGCTGAATCTCTCTGGCCTGGACTCGGCCACTATTGGCGGCTCGGACCTTATGCTTTTCTGCCAGACCACCACGGGTCGGCAGGCGACCGTCAGCGCCTTGACGGCGTACGTGTGCGATGCCTTTACCGCATATACGGCGGCGCTGAATCCCATAACCTCATTGGCCGACGCCGACACCCTCTATTGCATTCAGGGCGGCGCTCCCAAGAAGCTCGACATTGGCACGCTAAGCAACCACGTTCTAACCAACGCCATGACGTTGCCTTGGACGACGGTTGCCGGATCGAAGTACACCGCCACGCCGGCCGGCGCGTCAACGCTCACCATGTCGGACACCAGCGACTTCAAGGTGGGTTCGCCGGTCAGGTACATTTACCTGAGCACCACGTACTACGGGATCGTCACGGCAATCTCCACCAATGCCAGCATCACGATTGCCGGCGCGCCGCTGGACACCGGCCACGATCTCGCGTCTTTGAGCGTCGGCATTCCGCAACAAGTCGAACAGGTGGACTTCCATATCGCGGGGGCCTACGGCGGATCGACGCAAGACCTGCTGGCCGCCGTCGCGAAACAGTATTGCAAGTGGCAGAAGGCCAAGGCGTTCTTGGTTTCATTTTCGGCCACGCATGGCACGGCGGACACCGGGGCCGCGCAGCCGTACGTGAACGTGAAGGTCAACGGCAACCTCGTCTCTACCAACTCGTCGAACCACGGGGTTCAGGCGTCGGCAACGCCCGGCACGTGGGCCGACAACCCAGCCGTCGCCGTCGCGTCGACTTACTACGTTGTGAATCGCGGCAACGCCGTGGAGGTTCGCTGTACTGTTGTGGGCACCAACGGCAACGCGGCGGACCTCACCGTCTCGTGCGTGTTCGTTTACGAATAGGAGTTGAATCGTGGCTGCATCCGACCTGACCCGTGTGGTCTTCCCGCTGCACAACCTGGACCCGGACTATAAGTCCACGCCGTGGACTTCGGCCTGGTGGGCGCAGAATTGGGTCGACGGCGTGCCCGAATCGGGGCTGGCGTGGATGCTGGCGCAGGGATGGCAGATTACCGGCACGTCTCCCGACAGTTCCACGTCGCCGCCGACGATCTACTACAGCATGGCCCGGCAGCAGATGAACAATTGGGTCATCTTGCAGCAGTTGGTCAACGACTTCACAAACGCCTACAACGAGGGCCGGCAGAAAAACGCTCTGCGGTACGACGATATCGTTTCGGCGTGGTCCACGCTGCTCTCGAAGACGGAAGACTTCTTCGACGTGATGACCACCAACAGCAACGCCTACGTCGGTTCGTATTTGTCCTCGCTGTCGGGCTTGATGGACGTAATTGACGCCTTAATTGCCACTTCGCTCGGAACCGTGGTTACGGACGCCGCAACGGTGTCTGGACAATTGGCCACGTTCCTCGCCAAGCTGAACGACCTGGAGGCGAATTACACCGCCCACCTAGCAAAAATAGAGACGATCATCGCGGCCGAGCAAACGGACCTGGCGGCATATCTATCGGCGTACCAAACCGAATTGGCCACGTTAGAGAGCGACTACGCCGAGTTCTTGGCCAGCATTCGCGCGATCGAGAGCACGTCGCTGGCCAACATGACCAGCCATATCGCCGCGTACAGCACGGAACTGGGCAATCTCGCGACCGACTATGCCACGCACTACACGGCCGCGTCGGCCTATCTGGTCGATCTTGGCGCAACGGAGCTATCCCGCATCAACGAGCAATTCAACAACCTGCTGGCGAAGTCGCGGCAGGATTTGGTGAATCGCGGGTTCTACTCATCGGCTTTAATCGCGCAGACCAACGCCCGGATCGAACGGGAGCGAAACGAAGCCATCTCCGCCCTGAACGACCGGTTAAATCGGGAGAAGCTGGAAAACGAACACCGGCTTTACGAGCAAAAGGTCGGCCTGCACGACAGAACGCTTGCCGGGCTCGACCGCATTTATCAGATTCGAGACGCGCTGCAGCAGTGGAAGGACGCCAACAATCAGAAGCTCGAAGCCGACCTGATAACGGTGCGATTGAGGGTGGCCGAGGGCATCGACCGGCGGCACGCGATGCAGCAGGACGTGGAGCGAAACGAGGCGGGGCAGCGCCATCAATTGCTGGGAGAGTTGCAGCACGCCGTCGCCGAAGTTCTCGACGGCCAGCAGCGGTACGTGGCCATGACGTTGCAGAACGGCGAGTATCAGGTGGATTCCCGCTACAAGTTGGGGATGCAGCAAATGGCGGCCGACGCCGAACGCCTCAAGGGGATGACTCAAACGCACGTGAGCGAGTTGGGCTTGATGGGCAGTCAGTTGGAGTCGCGGAACAAGCTCATCACCGATCTGTTTGCCTTCATGGAGCGCAGAACGGACTCCTACCCGTCGTTGGAGGCTATTAGTCAATTGGCGGTGGGGCTCGGCGATTCCGGCAGTACCAGCGTGTTGGGAACGTAGCATGTGGAAGAAAAAACGAGCCGCCGCGCCCTATTTCAAGACGCCACCGGTCTACAATCCGGTTACGGGCGAGCGAGCACCCCTGGGCGATACCGCTAGTCTGACCCGCATTGCCATGGCGCAGGTGACCGAGTCCGACTCGCACGATAATTACGTTGTCTGCCGCCTGTTCGATCCCGAGTTCGGCAAGCTGCTCAAAAGCGTGAATGTGGCCAAGCCCTATTCGCTGCGCGGCACAAACCCCTACGTGGTCGGTCAGGTGTTTGCCGCCGCCAAGCCGAGGACCGCTCTTGGCGACACGCCGGGGATGGCCGAGACGAGCGTGGGGCAGCCGGCGGACCTGGACGAGAAGGTGGTCATTTTAACGGACGACGACGACGGCTACCCCATTGCGTGGCTTGATATTAGCGGCGGCAGTTCCAATTCGCTTATTCCCTACATTCCTAGCGATGATGTTGCTCCGGGGGATGAGGACATTGAAGCCTACGCGGTGAAAGATGATCTGACGGCAGACACCGATTCCGACACGATATTGATCCAAAACAAGTTCCCCGGCCTTTACCGAGGCTTAGGCGCTGACCATTCTGAGTTCACTCCCTCGCCGGTTGCTATCGTGTTCACCGAGGTCATGCCCGACGGAAATCCGCATATCGCCTTCGGTCTGGGGCAGGCGAAAATGATCCGCTGCCAGGCGAAGATGAGCGGCTCGGAAAAGACGCTTGCGACGGTGGATCACATCACGCCGATGGACGGCGGGCAGAATCCGGTAGCCGACAGCACATCGGCCACGCTCACCATGACGTATGACGGAACATGGGAAACGGACAACGGCGCCTGGGGCGTGGCAACGTGGGACGAAGCGGCAGACGTATGGCGACCCCTAGAGTTCCCCTGCAAGACGTGACGCATGAGCAAACACCACCCCAAATACGACCGGCTAGACTCCGGGTTAATTGTCCATTCGCCCGACGTGTGGATACCGCGCGAACGCGGGCGCGTGGACAATCGGCGGTTTATGAGTAGGAGAAGGTGCTGCTGCGGCGAGGAGGCGTGTGGTGGCTGTGTTGATGGAACGCAACCTAACGAAATACTACTTACCCTGTCTGGCTATTCTGGGACAGATAGTTGCGGATACGGGGACTTTTGCGATTCCTTGAATGGTGACATTATACTCGCCAATCTTTCGCTTGGCGAGTATACCTGCGGGTGGATGCTGTGGGGGACGGATGCACCGGGATGTAGAAGCCTAAATCGCATTACATTAACAATAGAGGCTGCCGTTGATTTTAGTTCCTACACGATTCTGTGCGAATTGGATTTCATAGACATTTTTGGGGACAGTTTTACAAATCGCTTCCAAAAGACCGTGTACGAAAAGCCGGACTGTTCGATGTTTGATGGAGAAGTTTTGCCCTACTTGGCATCCGCTTGGGAGGATGGTTCATACTCTTGTGCAAACATTGCAGTCACCGCGACAATAACGTCATTATGATGAACTGCATTCCAAACGCCGACGGGTTGAGTTGTCGAAACTGTGGTTGGGTTAAACCACCGCGGATTCAAGGATGGCCCCACCGCAACTGTCCGAACTCGCCCGACCTGTCCCCTGCCGCCGAGCGTCTTGGCGTCTCGCTTTCCGACGTTCGCCACTACGCGGGAGCATTGGCCAAGTGGACGAAAGCCGGATTCCCAACGCGCGAACAGGCCGAGGTAGAGCGGATCGAAGCCATCTGCAAGGCGTGCGATAAGTACGCGGACGGACGATGCAAGCAATGCGGCTGTAGGGTGAACACCGGGCCGGCGGTGGTAAACAAGATCAAGATGGCAACCGAAAATTGTCCATTAGGAAAGTGGTGACATTATGCCTATCGAACTGAAGTACGGGTCGAACCCCGCCACGGTACTGATGGCCGGCTACGCGGCGGGCCAGAACAAAAACCGCAACAGACAGGAAGCGGAATACCTGCCGATCGTGCGCGACCAAATGTACATGCGGCAGCAGGCATACCAGCACGGATTGGACAGGCAGCAGCGGCAGCAGGCCATCAATCAGCAGATGGTTTGGCCAGAAGCGCCAGACGGAAAGAACCTCATGGGCAAGGATCGCGTGAGGTTTAACGCCCAGAAGGCAGCTAACGCGCGGGCGCTGCGGCTGGGGAAGCCGATACCGTTTCCCGACGTCGAACAGGGTGCTCCGATCCCGGCGAGAATCGTACAGCAGCGACAGCACGACGATGCAGTCCAGAAGAAAGAGCAAGCCCGCCAGAATGCCATCAACCAGAGAAATCAGGCTGGAATCGATGCCGCTAACCAGCGGGCCGCAGACGCCGAAGCTGGACGAAACAGGAGGGCCTCGGACGCGCTCAAGGGCAAGGAGGTAATGCCCGATCCATTCGTACCCGGCCACGATCCCGAAGGAAAGCCCGTTTCTACAGTCGATCCCTCGGGTTACTTTGGCAGTTTGGCGTCGTCCAGTTCGAGCGGATACGGCAGCCAGTCTCTGGCCGCTACCGGACTTGTGGGCTCCGCCCCGCCGGCATCGCCGGATTTTGCGGGGCAATACCAAGCTGTTATGGCCAACTTGAATCAGCAGTTGGGCCAGCCGCAACCGCAACAAGGCGATGTTGCCTCGGCTCTTTCGGCAACCTCGGACAACCCCTACTTCAAGCAACCATCGCAAACCGACGCGAGCGGCTATTATGGATGAATCCTACACCGGCCTCGATAACTCCGCGCTGTTTGACCACCACGCCTACGGTCGTCAGGCCGAGCAACACCTGGCGGCTCTGTCGTCGCCCGAGCCTGACGACATAGACGGTCTGAAACACCAAGCCGCGTTGCTCCAGATTGCCCACCAGGGCCGTCAGGCACAGGGAGAAATCCTACGGAGGCATTCGGCTGGCGAGTTCAACGACCCGCAGCACATTCACCAGGCTGGACTGATTCAGCAGCAGGCCCAAGAAGAGCAAGACCAAGCCATCCACCAGGGTCTGGCAACCGGCCAACTAATGATCCCCAGCCCGGAAGATGAGCAGCGGTTGGCCAATAACGCCAACGCGCGGTCCAAGTGGCGCAGCAGCCCGTACCTGACCGACGAGCAGAAGAAGGATTTGGAAGCCCAGAGTTTTGCCAACGACGCGGAGATTCGCCGGGCCGCCATGCCTGTGCCACCCGAGGAGATTGCCCGATCGCCAGAGACGAGGGTTCAGAAAATGGTGGCAAGAATGCCGCCCGACCTGCGCGAAAGACTGGGACCGTTTGTTGCGTCGACACAGGATGGCGATTTGCAATTTATGCGGGGAATGCCGAACGGGGTTCTTGATTCCGGCGAACAAGACTTTCCCGATCCTTCGCTTCCCGATCAGATGGGAGACAGCGCCCTGTTCGATGTGCCGCCGGAAAAGGTGCCCGATCAGGCGTCTCAACCTTCGGCGTCGGTTCCGCAACAACCGCCGGCTGGGGATGGCCAGAAGAAGGCCGACGAGGAGTTTTACCGGTTCCTGCAAAAGAATCCGTCGTACCTCTCGCCCTCGTTGCGGGAGTGGGCAAAAGAAAACGGCTATCTCTCGGCGTTAAGGTGGAACGGGAAAGAAAAACACTACGAGATAGACAGGCCGACGCTCCAGGCGATGAAGGAGCACTACACGGAGCAATACAAAAAGGAGCATCCCAACGGCACATCGCCAGAGGAGCGCCAGCAGGCCGCAGAGGAAAAGAGGCGGCAGTTCGAGGAGCGTGAGCACGACAAAGGCACCGAGTACAACCGCAAGCAAAACGACAGCCGACAAAAGTTTTTGATTAAATGGGAAGAGGAACAAACCAACGCGGAGCCGCCAGAGAAAACGTCATCCACGCTTGGGTTTGGGGGAGGCGATCCGAATCCCGCACACGACGAGTGGAAAAAGAAACGCGCCGCGGCCGAGGAGAAGGCACTAAAGATGTATCCCGACTACGTTCCGAGAAAGCCGCCGCAGGAACAGGATCAGGGGAAGCCCGAAAAGGCCCCCGACCAATCGCAGCCACAGGGACCCCCGCAGAAACGGCCCCGCAGCGGAAGCGGAAAGTTTGAGTGGGACGGTGCGCAGTGGGTTCCCGTGGGAGGATCGTAATGTCGGACACAATGACCATCCCACCGCCGCCCGATGGTTCTGGCATCGTTATGCCGCAGGCCACGATTCCACCGCCGCCCGATGGTAGTGGGATCGTGATGCCGCAAGACCACTCGCCCCCGCCCGCGGATGCGGTGGTTGAACAGCCGAAACCATTAGCGGTCCCCGAGCCGGCGGCGCAGGCAATCCCTGACGTTCCGGCCGCACCGACGCAACACTCGGCGGGCGAAAGCTTCACGCCCAACCGATCAATCCCGATGACCGACGAGGAAATGGCCGCGTTACCGCCGGTCCATGCGAGAATGAGCATGACGCCCGAGGGTTTGCAAGAACATTTCATAAAGGCGTCAAATGAAGAAGCAAACCGACTCGCAGCGCCGGAAAAGGATCAAGTCTACTCACATAAGTACGGGACGCGAAAGCCCGAGGAATATGAGGCTTTCGCGCAGGCCATCGCCAAGCGGCTGGGCGGTGAGAGCAACCCGGAGTTTGTTAAGGCCGTCAAATCTACTCTCGATGCCTTCGACTTGGCTCACAGTGACTTATCCGACCCATCCGCTGTTCCAAAGGAACTTCGCAATGACGTTCTGGCAGCTTCCCAGTATGTGAATCAGGAACGCGACAAGAAAAACGACGACAATTGGGCCATGCGAACGGTCGGCTCTGGGATCGGACAGCTCGCTCAAGCCGGTCAGTCGATCAAACGACTTAACCCATTTCAGAGTAAGGACGATTGGGAATGGGAGCAGCATCTTCTGGACGTTGCTACCGATCCGGCTAGATTCACGCATCCCGATCAGGGCTTTGTTAGCCGTAACGCACAAGCCGCCTTGGCGGCATTGCCAAAAATGGGTGCCGCAGCATTGGCTGGCGGGACTCCTGGTGTCGCGGCGATGTTTGGTCTTCCCGCGGCTGTCAACGTGGAACAAGCTGCAAAGGCGAGGGGCGCAACCGGCGTGGCAGCTATGGGCGCCGGCGTGGCTGCTGGCGCTTTAGAGACAGCGCTTTTCTCCGCGTTACCTGCCAAAATTATCGGACAGTTTGGCGGCGAGGCGGTGGTTTCCCAGACGATTAGGGAATCGGCCCAGCGATACGCTCTCGATATACTCAAGACAGGTGGAATCCTTACGGCGTCAGGGCTCAAGTCTCGACTGGCCGAGGAAGGTGCTGTTCGGATCAGCGGGAAGAAGGGCAAGTCGGCTGGCGAATTGTGGAGAGAAACCGTTGCTGAACTTCCCGACACGGTAATGCAGGCCGCGCTATTACATTCCGTCGGGCACGTGCGCGACGTTGCTGGCCTCCCTTCAAAGCCCTCGCGTCTTCAATTCGAGAAGGCAACCGGAGCGAAGGGCACGTCGGCCAGTGAACGGCAGGCCCTTGTGGAGGCTGCAAGAAAGGTTCAGCAGTCATCTCCGCCCGGTCAGCCCCCGCCGATGCCGGGCAGTCAGCCTCCTTCCCCTCCAACCAAAACCTTTAAGTTCGAGGCGATGGACGAACAGGGCAATGAATATGCGGACACGATACCCGCGAACAGCGAAGAAGAAGCGTTACAAGCTATCAAAGATGCCGGTTACATTCCAACCAAGATCAAGGAGCAATCCAATGCCCAGCAAGTCCAAAAAACAAGCCCGAACGATGGCGGCAGCGGCCCACAACCAATCCTTCGCCAAGAAGGTGGGAATCCCCCAAAAGGTAGCCAAGGAGTTCAACCAAGCGGACGCGGGGACGGGAATCCTCAAAGGCAAGCGACCGAAGCCCGTTCAGAAGAAGAAGCAGTTGTCGGCAAGCCAGAGGATCGCACGCCGACAGCCGGGGTAGCACCGGACGAAACTACACCACCACCTACACCACCACCGGCCGAGGTTCCGGCGGCGCCTGCGGCAGACGCCGGAAGGGTCAGTACTACGGTAGCCGGCGTTACGGCTCGACGTGCGGAACGTGGCGAAGAGCCCGTAGCCGCGAAGTCGCCCGAGACGGTGGAAGAGTGGCACGCTGAGGCGAAGCGAAAAATGGAGTCTGACCCGACCGTGGGGCCGCGGTTGGTCAAGGAATTGCTCGAAACTCCACGCGACATTAGCAAGGTCGAGGTTCAGATTCTCAAGAGGCACGCCGCCCAAATGGAGTCGCGGCTAAGCGAGACTTCGGCCGCCCTGGTGGAAGCCGCGAAGAGCGGCGATGACAAGGCAATTGCGAAAGCCCAGAGGGAGGCCGATGCCGCTCTGGATGACGTCCATGCAGCCGACAAGGCAGCTCGCGTCAAAGGGCAGTTGTGGGGCCAATCCGGTGTCTCGCAACAAGATGAGAAGTCTGGGGACTATTCTCTCAGCCGACGCCTGACGGAATTGAGCATTGCCAAGGGCGGAGAACCGCTTACCCCCGAGGAGCATGCAACCGTCGTAGAGTCGACGGCCGAGATTGCCCGCCTGACTGCGGAATTACAGGCCGCCCAAGAGGCGAATGCGAAACATGAGGAGAAATCCCGTCAAGACGAGCTCGATCGCCAGATTGAACTGGCAAAACAAGAAGTGGCGGCAAAGCGGCGCGAGACGATCGAGGGGCGGATACGTCGGCAGTTCGCGACCGCCCATGAATACGGGATTGATCCCGACGCGCTGGAGAGCGAAGCGAAGGAACGGGCCAAAGTTGAGGCTGAACTGAATCGAGAATACAACAGCGCCTACCGCCAAGTCGTGAAGGCCACTGGGTTGTCACCGGCCGTCATACGCGACATAGAAAACGGCCGGTTGTGGAAAAACGGGAAGATAGTGGATATCGAGGAATATCACCACTTGGACGGGAAAGCGGCACAGTTGGCAAGGGACTTTCCTGAACTGGGGCTTCAACCGGAAAGTGACGCTGAGGGCGTTATTGAAACGAAGGACATGGCAGCGGCCATCGTGGACCTAATTAAGCGTGGTCCGCGGGCGGTTCCTGAATGGTACGATAAGCTCGACGAAGTTGCCCAGCGGTTGGCAGCAGAGAAGGGAAAGCCGCTTCCCGACGATTTTCATTTTCCTTGGGAAGGCGAGGGGGAAGTGGCGGATGGATTTGAGCCTTCGAGTACGGCCCCTGCCGAGAGCAAGCCCACAGAGAAAGCCTCGCGGAAGCCTGTGGTGCCTCGTAAGGTTCGGGTTGCCGCGGCGCGGAAAGCTTTTGACGATGCCTTTGCCAGCTTTGTGAAAGCGGCAGCCGGCAAGCTGTACGCCAACCCCCTCGATCCCGAGTTAATCGTAGAGGCTACGAAACTAACGAGGGCGGCCGTGGAATTGGGGATCGTGCATTTCTCGGAATTCATGGCGACGATGCGCGTCTCGGAATTCATGGCGACGATGCGCGATCGCCTCGGCGAGAAGGCCGAGAAAGCCCGCGAAACATTCTTGGCGGCATGGGATACCCTGCGGGATGAGGGTTCTCTGCCGCCGGCTGTGCATGACGCCACGGATATGTCGGAAATTGGGCGGCTGGCGAAGAAGCTCACGCGATGGACTGTGGAGTCTGGAATCGAGGATCGAAAGAAGGTTGTCGACGCGGTTCACGCCGAACTTAAGTGGATCATGCCGGAAATCACACGTCGGCAGACAATGGATGCGATGTCTGGCTATGGTGAGTTTAAGGAGCTCACGAAGGACGAGACGAGTATTAAAGTCCGCGTAATCAAAGGAGAGTTACAGCAGCTTGCTAAATTGGATGATATGCGAAAGGGCGCGGCTCCAAAGAAGACGGGCATTGAGCGCCGCGAGCCAAGCAAGAAAGAGCGACGCCTGATTAAGCTGGTCAATGAAGCGAAGAAAAAGGGCGGGTTCAGCGTTACCGATCCTGCGAAGCAACTCAAGACTGCCCTGGATTCTGCCAAACGGGCGGTGCGTAATCGCATGGCCGACAAGGCGGAGGAGTTGCGCACCGGCAAGAAGATTATCAAGGAACGGACGGAGTTGAAGCCGGACGCCGAACTACTTGCTCTGCGTGAAGCCGACGCGGCCCTGTCCGAAAAGCACGACGCCGCCTTCCCGAAACCCCCGATCTCGGACGCCAAAAAGGCCGAGCTTGCCGGCAAGGCTCTGGATCGCTCCATTGCCCAGTTAGAGGCCGATCTGAAAAGTGGCGACGTGGCGCCGAAACCTAAAGACAAACCCATCTCCACGCCGGCCCTGGACGCCAAGCGTGCACAACTGGCCAAGTTGCGAGAGAAGCGGGACGCTTTGCGCGACGCCGCCAACCCGAAACTTTCGCCCGAGGAAAAGAGCAATCTTGCCTACAAGCGTTCGCTCGAAACGCGGCTGGCCGATTACAAGAGTCGGGTCGCCCGTGGCAACTACGCCAAGAAGCCCATCAAGAAACGAGTCCTCACGAAAGAACAGGACGGCTTGAAGTATCAGATTGAGCAACAGAAGCTCAAGTTGCGGATCATGGAGGCTACGGCGCGAAGCGCCAACCGAACCGGAGTAGAGAAGGCAGCCGATCTTGCCGGCAAGGTGGTGCGATTCAACGTCTTGTCCTACCCGTCCATCTTTGGAAAGCTTACGTCAATGGCGGCGTCGCGCATTTTGGAACTGCCTGTGCGCGAGTTGTCGGGTGGTTTATCGTCATGGCGCCACCCCGAGATTGCGGAGAAGTCGCCGATCCACGGTGGAATGGATTTTCGGGCTGTGCTTGATGGATACATTGGACTGGTTACGGGGTTGAAGGGCTCGATCAAACTCTTGAAGGGTGAGGAGAGTCCTCTTACCACGCGAGTCGGCAAGGGGCGAGTCGAGCCGAGGTCTTGGCTGGACTATCCCGGCAAGGTTCACGCCGCATTCAAGGAGCCGATCAAGCAGATGGCTTTCGACTATGCCAAGTCAAAGTACATGCGATGGGCGGCCGAGCACAACATCGACATTACCGATCCGATGGTGACGATGAAGATTGACAGCGAGTGCTACCAGCACGCCGAGCGACAGATTTTCATGAACGACAACGCGGCGGCCAAGCGATTTCGCGAGTATTTTTCCGCCCGACGCAACCCAAAGACTGGGCACGCCACCCTATTGGGAAAGTTCGCTGAGTTGATCGCCAATACCCTCGTTCCGATCGTCACAGTACCTACCAATATCGTGGCCGAATGTTTCGAGCACGTCACGGGGTTGGTTGAGGGGAACGTACGAGCACGGCGGGCGATTCGAGCCGGCATTGCTGATCTGGAGCCCGCCGAAGCCGATATGATTATGCGGAAACTCAAGAACGGCAACATTGGCGGCGCGATCGCTCTCGTGGCGGTCCTTACTGGCGGCGCTGGGATTGGCGCATTCTACCAGCACGGAAAGAAGTACAAGGACGAAGATTTGCAGCCGGGCGAAGTCGACATTGGCGGAACGCACTACAAAACCCATACGATCCCCACGGAGGTCTACGAGTTCTTTTCAACCATCGGGCAGGTGGCCACCTCGGCATTATCCAAGAAGAATCCAGAGAAGAAAGGCACCGGCCGGGGCATTACTGCCGCAATTTTGGGCCTGACCGAAGATGTCCCGTTTGTGCGAGAAATGTTCGAGTTGAACAAGCTACAACAAAACCCCGACGACTTTTTGGCGGAGTTGGCCAAGTCGCGAGTCCTGCCCGGCATGTTGCAGCAGATTGCCAACATGGACGACGAGGATGAGTCCGGCAAAACGATCAAACGCAAGCCCGAGACGTTCTGGCAACACCTGGAAACCGGCATTCCCGTTCTACGCGAGAACGTGCCGGAAAAAAGGCTTATAAAGAGGAAGCGATAGCAATGAGCGGAAAACCGTTAGTGAAACCGAAGCAGGGAACGTCCACGCCGTCGCGAAAGCCGGACCCCGACGTCCAACTCGACAATCCGAGCCAGTTGGATATCCCGGCATTCTTGATGAACTTCCCCTTCACGCTTGATACCGACAGCCCCAACAACGTGTGGATGACCGGGATGTCGCCCGAGGAATTGAAGGTCGACTACCAACTAGCCTACCGGCAGTGGATGGACCTGTACCAGCAAATTGCCGGGGAGGCACTGGTCTACGTGCTGCCCAGCGAGCGCGATTTTCAAGACCTCGTCTACGTCGCCAATATCGGCATGGTGCTTTGTCACAAGCCGAAGCCGGTCGCCGTGGTGGCTAACTTCAAGAGTCCGCCGCGGAAGGGAGAAGACAAGATCGGCGAAAAGCTGTTCAAGATGATGGGCTATGACGTGCGGCGACCGCCGGCGGACATCACGTGGGAGGGCGAGGCGGACACCAAGCACGTGCGCGACAATATCTACGTGGGAGGCTACGGCATCCGAACCGACCCGAAGGTCTACGACTGGTTCGAGCAAGAGTTCGACATGAAGGTCATTCGGGTAAAGATGACAGACCAAAAGCTCTACCACTTCGATTGCAACTTCTTCCCGCTGACGGCCGAATCGGCCATGGCCTGCACGGCGCTCCTGGAACCGGAAGAAAAGAAGGCAATCGAAAAGGTCTGCGAAATCATTCCGGTGTCCGTGAAGCTGGCGCACGCGGCGATCACCAATTCCATTCGGCTGGGGGCCTTCGTTATCTGCGGCTCGACGCTATCCGGGCTGACCCCCAGCCACGAAGATTGGGACGATGAGTGCGCCAAGGTGGCGTTCCTGGAGCGAGTGCTGCCGAAATACGGCATGGAGCCGATCATGGTGAATATGTCGGAGTTCGAGAAAAGCGGCGCTGCGGTGAGTTGCTGCGCCTGCCATCTGAACCGGGCCAGCTACTCCACACCTCTCATTTAGGAGCCGTCCATGATCGACGCCGACACCAATGTCGTTTACCTGTGTCAGTCCCTGGACCGATACCCCAAAGTGTTCAACGCGATCGTCGAGGAGCTCCAGTCGGTCGACTGCGACGTTCACATTGTCACCGAGACCCGCAATATCTGGTGTCGGGATTTTTTCCCCGTCCAGGTTGGCGATCACTTCGTCAAGTTTCGCTACGTCCACGACGAAACGGCGTGGCCGCAACTGGCCGTGAACGAGTCGGCCTGGCGGCATGTCGGCGCCATCGTACACTCGGACCTTGTGTTGGACGGCGGCAACGTCGTCCGCCACAACGACAAGGTGTTGATGACCGATATTGTTTTTGAACAGAACCCCGGCTATAGCCGAGACGACCTGCACGACAAGCTAGAATCTCTGTTGGAGGCACAGGTTATCTTCCTGCCGGTCGAGCCGGGCGATCCATTGGGCCACAGCGACGGCGTGGCGGCGTGGATCGACGCCAACACGGTGTTCGTGAACAACTATCAGTTGACGCACGTGCCGGAATTGCAAGACTACGGCCAAGCGGTTCGGAAGGCCCTCAACAAGCACGCCCTGGAGGTTGAGCCGTTTCCCTTCGCCTATCAGTCGCATATTTGCAGCCACGCCGAGTTCCGCTGCAAGTATCCCAACGCCGACGACTTCAATCCCGCCGTAGGGTATTTCGTCAATTTTCTCAAGGTTCGCGGCTTGGTGCTGTTTCCGACGTTCGGCATCAACGCCGACAACGCCGTGCGAAACATCCTGGAGAAGACGTACCGCGATTGCCCGTGTGTGGGGATCGACTGCCGCGACTTGGCGATGGAAGGCGGCCTGCTTCGCTGCGTAACCGCCCAGTACCAGAGGTGACAGCATGGCGATTTCAATGGAAGAGTGGCGGGCCACGGCCGTGGAGAAGTATAAGGGCTACTCGCTACAACGCATGGCGCATGCCGAGTTCTTCCGCGATCCGCCGCGCGCCCAGCGAATCGACGCCACCCGGTTCTTTTCGCCGGCCGACGGCGTGATTATCGGGCAGAGCCGCTTGGTCCCCGAGTGCGAAGTGGTGGAGGCGAAGGGCGTGGACGTGAGTCTGGCCGATCTGCTGCACCCATGGACAATCGACCAACCGTGTCTGGTCATCAATGTGTTCATGACGTTCTACGACGTGCATATCAACCGGATGCCCACTGGCGGGATTCTCACTCGGGAGCCTACCGGCCCGATCCGCACCTGCAACCTTCCCATGCTATGGGTGGAGAAGGGAATAGTAAAGAAGGGGGTTATCCAAAAAGGCGACATGAAGTACATGGCCAGCAACGCCCGGATGCTCAACCGTGTGTGGTCTACAAACCTGCGTTACACGTACTACATGGTGCAACTTGCCGATTCTGACGTGTCGGCCATCATGCCGTTTGATCACCGCAAGCACGCCCCGCTGGCCCAATCCGAGCGATTCAGCGTGGTTCGCTGGGGCAGCCAGGTGGCTCTGATCCTTCCACTCGATCCTCGCTACAAGTTTCGGACGTTGTGTAACGTCACCGATCATGTCGAGGCAGGCACGGACGCCCTGGTGTCAATCGAACGACGTGGGGACTGATATCGCCCGGAAAGCGGTTGCTTTTCTTGTCCTTTGCGGGTATTATACATAGATGTGTATAGATGCCCCATTGGACCTAGCCATGACCGAGGAGCAACTTCTGTCGCTGTTCCGCGACAACATGCGCCATTTGCGCATCGAGCTAGGCATTTCCCAGTCGGAGTTGGCGCGGCGGATTGGTAAGACGCCCGGCTATGTTTGCGACATGGAACGTGGGCGCCGTGCTCCGAATCTCAGCACTTTGGCGATAATTGCCGACGGACTCGGAATAAATCCGTCCATGCTCATCTCTACCGCGCTACGTCGAAAGTAGCCGTCTCTACCATACCCTTCTTACGTATGGTCCCCTTCTGAATGGGGTTCAGAAGGTCGCAAGTTCGAATCTTGTCGCCCCGACTGATTAGCGTTTCGTAACCACAAGTGACGAAAGGCTTTTGGGAGCTTGGGAGAGGGCCCTGTGGGTGACCTTGGGCAGTCTGCGAGAGCAGACCAGCACCTCTCCCGCTAAAACCGCCGTGGTGGAGTTCCGGCGGCCGCGAGGCCCTGGGATTCTTCGGAATCTGGCCACTCCACCACGGCTATGACAACAACGTACGACGCCTTGCGCGGGGAGATTGAACCACTATGCAGTGTTCTAGTTTTCGACTCGACGCGGTCATTTGCGTGTGGCTCGTCTGCGTGGCGAGTCTGCAATTTGGGCACTACGCAATGCACGATGTTGCCTGGGCGCTCCTAGTGTTCGGCGCCGTCTTGCTGGTCACGTTTGGAATCTCGCTCTTTGTCAAACGTGATCCGCGTCGGCCAGGGGATTCCAAAGAGGGGCACAAGGCTAGCGATAGCTGAGTTGACTGTCAAGCCATACTTGGCTAGAATGAGGACATGAGCATGGTAACTGATAGAGATCGTGTTGCGAACCTTGCGGCAAACGTGCGGCGGATGATGGTACGCAACGGGTTTAGCCAGCAGAGGTTAGCTACAATTTCCGGCGTGCCTCAAGTAACGATTTCGCGTGTTCTTAACGCGAAAAATGACCCGGCTGTAAGCGTGGTTTCCCGTCTTGCCGAAGCCTTTGATACTTCGGTTGACAAGCTGCTCGAAACGCCGCCGGGAAAAAATCTGCGAAGCGCCTCTTGACAGCTTTAACCAAACTTGGTTAACTAGCCGATACGATCAATGGTGGTCGTAGCGGCTTTCTTCATTTTGGGCTTCTTCTGCCCTTTCTGACCTTGGCCGCTGGTGCATCCTGACGGTTGTTCAGTGGACTCCGGCCGGTTGAATCGGTCGCGGGCTAGGACGCAAAGAATGGAAGCTCTCTCTTTGAATTGCGTGATGGATGAAGCCGCAACGTACGGTTGTGGCGTTTGTCCGCCTCACTCAACCAAGGATAGACACCATGCTGCGCGTTGCCTCGTGCCCGACTTTGCCAACCCTCTTCGAGGATTACTATCTTCCCCTCCATTTGATCGGCAGCAGTCGAAAGACGATCTCGGCCTATCGGACTGCAGTAAACCGATGGCGGTTGTTTGCGGGCCAAGTGCCCATCGACCGGATCGACGCCAAGCTACTGGCCGGATTTCAGCAGCATCTTTTGCAGGACGTGGGGCCGGCGTCCGCCAACACGTACTGTTCGCACTTGTTGGTAATCCTACGCTCAGCGATGGACGAAGACTTGGCGATGGTGCTTCGCATGCCGAAGTGGAACAAGTTGCGGGAGCCCAAGAGGTCGCCGTTAGCGTTGACTGTAGAGGAGTTTTCCAAAGTCTTAGAAGCCGCTCGGCTGTGGCCCGGATTGATTGCTGGCTATCCGGGCGCGGCTTGGTGGTCGGCGCTGCTGTTGGTGGGCTGGGAAACGGGACTGCGATACACGGCGCTGCTGTCGCTACGATCTGTCGACGTGGTTTGGGACTCGGGCGGTCTGTACTGCCAAGCCGACACCCAGAAGGACAAAGAGGCCATCTGGTGCCCGTTGCCTCCGCATGTTCTGGAGGCCGTTCGGTCCATTTACGATCCGTCGCGGGAGCTTCTATTTCCCCGCACCGTGACGATCGACACCGTCGGCCGGCGGTTTCGCCAGATTCTGAATCGCTCGGGCATCTATGCGCCGAAGGGATGCGGGCAGCGTTTTCACCGAATTCGGCGAAGCAAGGCGAGTTACACCGAAGCGCTCGGAGGCAACCCGACTCAGGCGCTCGGCCACAGCGATCGAGCCGTTACGGAGAAATATCTCGATCCGCGGATTGTCAATGCCGTGTGCCAGCCGTTCATGCCGGCGCCTTTGCTCTATTCTTCCGACAAGCCGAGATTTCAAGTCTACGGCTGATTCGCCCCTCAAGCTGTACCCGATGTGCTCGCTGTAGCGAAGGGTGGCCGTTGCAATGCGGCCGGGGGCTCTCTGACCCAAAGAGTACCAACGCAAAGCATGGAGGTTTACTATGCTAGTCCTATCGCGCCACAAAAACGAGAGCATCACGATCGATCATCCCGACGGGAACATCCACATCACGATCGTGGATATTCGCGGCGATAACGTGCGTGTCGGGGTGGAGGCTCCGAAGAGCGTGTTCATCCATCGCGACGAGGTTTTCCAGGCGATTCAACGAAAAGGGGGCGGCAGATGAGCGTGGAACCAACTGCCCGCGAAAACTGGCTCGCTGAACGCCGTACGGGGATTGGTGGCAGCGACGCCGCGGCCGTCTGCGGCATGTCGACTTGGGAAACGCCACTAGACGTGTACATGGAGAAGGTTGGCTATCTCGACGCGATGGGACGTTCAGGGAAAGAAGAAACGGCCGACATGCGGCGCGGAACCCTGTTGGAGCCGGTCGTGTTGCAGATGTACACCGATGAAACCGGGTTGGTTGTGTCTAAGCCTGCCGTCGCCATGGTGAGCAAGGAATATCCCTTCATGCGAGCCAATTTGGATGGAATCACACTGGATAACCGAAGGTGCATCGAGGCGAAGACTGCTCGAAATCGCGCCGGCTGGGGCGATCCGTGGAGCGCGGAGATTCCGCTTGCGTATCTGTTCCAATGCCAGCACAACATGGTGGTGAGCGGACTCGGCGTGTGCGACGTCCCGGTTCTGTTTGGCGATTTTGAGTTCGCTGTCTACGAGATTCCGGCCGACGTGGAGTTTCAGCAGTTAATGATTGAGCGGGAGCGTGAGTTTTGGGCAATGGTCGAAGCCCGTACGCCGCCTGACCCGATCAACGCCGCCGACGTGTCGAAGCGGTGGCCGATCAGCAAGCCGATCAGCAGGCCGGCTACGAAAGTTGACTTGGAGGTTGCCGGCCAGCTATTGGCCATCAAGGAATACTACAAGAAGCTGGAGGCGTACAAAGAATCTTTGGAGGCGGAGTTAAAGCGCTCGATGGAGGATGTCGAGGCGCTGGCGTGCGGGGAGGAAATTATTTGCACGTGGAAGACTGCCAGGGCGGGCAGCCGATTCGACGCGAAGAAGTGTCAGGCTGAGAATCCCGAGCTTTTCCAAAAGTATCTATACCAGTCGGCGGCAAGCCGTCGTTTCCTATTGAAAGGTGATTGCGAATGTCTACAGATTATGAAACCGATGTTGGGGGAGAGCTTTCTGGAAGGCAGGAAACTACTGGGTTCCTGACGCAGTCGCGCGATCGCGGATTGGCCCCCGCCATGCTGGCCGAACAGCAGCGGGCCAAGAGCGAGATTGAAGCCGCGCTGACGATCGCCAACCACATGCCTCGTGACGAAAAGCGAGCGATGGACGCGATTATCATAAGCTGCCAACGGCCTGGGCTGGCCGCGAAGTCGCAATACGAGTACAGCCGAGGCGGTACGGCGATTTCCGGGGCGTCGATTGTCTTGATGGAAGCGATTGCGCAGCGGTGGGGCAACATCGACTTCGGATTCCGCGAACTGTCGAGGTATCCGGGCCGAGGCAACCAGCCGGGCGAGTCGGTTATCGAGGCGTACGCTTGGGACTTGGAGAGCAACACCCGGCGGAAGGTGGTGTTCACCGTCGAGCACGCAATGCGGGCGCACAACAAGACGAAGGTTTTGACCGATCCGCGCGACATCTACGAGTATCTGGCGAATCAGGCCCAACGGCGGGTGCGGACTTGCCTGGAAAACATTATCCCACGCGACATTGTCGAATCCGCGTGTGAGGAGTGCGACAGGACGCTCAAGGCGCACATTGACATTGGCCCCAAGACGATCTCCCAGCTTTTGGAGCGATTCGCGACGATCGGGATATCCAAAGAACAGATTGAAAGCCGGATTCAGCGCCACATTGACGCCGTCACGCCGGCCCAGATTTTGCACCTTGGGAAGATATTCAGCAGCATCTCAGACGGCATGAGCGAGCCGGGCGACTGGTTCGACGCTTCGGCGGCGCCCGAGAGCGAAGGCAAGCAGCAGACGGCCGTGGACAAGGCCAAGCAGGCGATGCGGAGGCAGAAGCAACCGGCCACTACTACAAATGTAGTCGATCCGAACCTTGAACCCCGTAGGACGGGTCGTGCCGAGGGTTCGGACGCTGACGGTAGGCGGTCAGGGTCGGTTGCGACTTCCGCTCCGCGTGAGCGTGAGCCCGGCGACGATGACGAGCCGACGGGCCCCGCGGAGCCCTTTGCTGAGCAGGTTTCTACGTGGCTGACGGATTTGGAATCAGTCGGCACGTTGAAGGGGCTGAACGACGCCCTCGTGGCGATCCCCGCCGTGTGGCCCGAGGAAGCCAAGCAGCGGGTTGCGTCGGCGATCAAAGCCAAGATTGAACGGGTTCACGCTTCGCGTGGCTCTAGGAGCAACAAGCCATCCGATAGCGGGGAACCGTCCGCGTGATTGTTGATCCTGATTTTCTCACTCACTGGAAAACCCAGATGCTCATAAGCGAGCTCGACGACAAGGCAGCGCCCTTGTACTTGATCGCTCTATGGGCGCACTGTCAGCAGCGGAGGGCAGTGGACTTCCACGGGATGGCACTAAGTGGCCTAAAGGCGGTCTGCCGTTACGAGGGCGAGGCTTCAAAGCTGCGTTCTGCTCTCGAACGATGCGGATGGATAGAGCTACAAGGGGAAGCTGTTCACGTGCGCGGGTTCGCGGAGCTTAACGCCAAGCTGGTGGCGAATTGGGAAAATGGGTTACTAGGGGGACGTCCGAGGGTTGTTTTTGAACCCACCGATAACCCACCGATAACCCAACTCGGAATTGGGCTAACCCACCCAGAACCGAGTAGAGAGGAGAAGAGTAGAAAAGAGAAAACACAATTGGGGCCTCCATGCCCCGGTAGTGGGGTGCTTTCAGAAACCGACAGGGATACTGCGCCCCAAGTTCCGAAATACTCAGAGCAATTTCTGACGTTTTGGAAGCACTACCCGGACATTCGCAAGACTTCCAAGCGTTCGGCCTGGAAGGCGTGGCAGGCGGCGATCAAGCGGGCGTTGCCGGCGGTTATCCTCGCGGCCGTCAAGGAATTCGCCGTTTCTCCCTGGGGTAAGTCGCGTTTTTGCCCTGGCCCGGCGCCGTGGCTCAATGGCGATCGGTGGGATGATGCGAGAACCGCATGGAATCGGGACGGCGACGGAGCCGACGGTCAACACGCGATCGTAGAAGCACCCTACAAGGAGTATTGAGATGAGCGAGCATACACCGGGGCCTTGGATGTGGATGGATATAGTAGCCGCCGTCCCAAATCCAGAAAACGATGGAAGCATCGGCGTCGATGGTTTGTTCCGTGCGATCGAGGGGCTGGATGAGTTGATGACGAAGGTGTTGGGCTCTAGGTATGTAGCCGACATAGGCGTTTGCTATAGCAGTCTCAGCGGTCATTATGTGGCCAGTGTCGTTCCCTCTGATGAAGCAGAAACAACGGTTAGTCACGGCCCCACGCCCCTAGCCGCGCTCGAAGCGGCGTGCAGGGCGGCATTGAAAGAGGGTGGAGAATGAAGATCACATGTGAGACGTGTAGGTTTCAATCCTCGTATGAGAAGTTTCCTAACCACGTTGACTGCAACATTTTGCACTTGCCTATGCCTCGGGGTGCGTGCTGTAACCGCCATCCCGACTTCGCCACGCTCGTTAAGGATCACGAGGCGATGGAGGCAATACGCAGAGAAGATGTAACCGAGATAGTCAATCGGGCTGGGCTGTTTTACGTGATAGGAAAACAATTCATTCGTTTCACCAACATGGACCCGGCCCTTGCGATCCTAGCAGCGGCAAAAGCAAAGGAGGAAAAGTGATGAAAGACACACGATACCAGTTTGCTCCGAGGCATGTGCGCATCTACCGCTGGCTGCGCTGGAAGCCGCTGTATACGGCAAGAGCATTGCGTACTCTCACCGTGTGGGTGCTATGCGGCGCAAAGATACCCGCCGAGGAAGCCGATTGGTTTCGCACCCGGCGAGCTTATGCGGCACACTTATGGACGTGCTACGACAGCCTCGCAGCCTATTCGATGGGGCGGTGGCACATCATCGACGAAATCCTTTCGAAGTTAAAGGAGGGAAAGTGATGGCCAAGATCAAGACACGTCGCCAAGTGACGATCAATCGAATCGTTCGGGAGCGGTTTGAGTTGCGGATAGGAAAGCAATGCTACTGCACCTACGTAAAGGCAACCGTTACGGTCGTTGCGATGTCTGAGTGGGATGCTGTCGTTGAGTATCTTGTGTGGGACGAATCGCATAACTGTTCCAGTCGTCGGTTGGATCGCGTTCCGTTTGACACGCTCGTTCCCATCGCACACTTTTGCTACACGCGGGTCAACTGAATATGAAATCTGAAATCCTTGACCGCCTGCCACCGCATAATCTTGGAGCCGAAAAAGGCTTGCTAGGATCAATCTTGCTGGAACCGCCTCGGCTCGATGAAGTCGCGGCGATCGTAGCGGAGTCCGACTTCTATGCCGACGCCAATGGTAGGCTGTACCGCCATTTGGTGGCGATGCGTGACGCTGGCTGCGGTGTAGACGCCGTAACGCTGCTGGAGCGCCTAGCGAAGGCCGGCGACGCTGACCGGATCGGCGGGGCTTCGTACCTTGCCGAGATTGTCCACGCAGTCCCCTACGCCGCCAATGCGGTGTACTACGCCGGAATTGTAGCGGAGCAATCACGGCGCCGGCGTGTTATCCACGCGGCGGCTGAAATGTTGCGGGCTGGATATGACGAAAGCACGGCGCTCGACGAGGTCGTCGGTCGGTGCGAAGCCGAGTTGCAGAAGATTTCCACCGGGGAGTACGCGGGCGAGCCGGTAGAGTTTGGTAAGGCCCTGATATCCGCATGCGATGCGGTGGATGAAATTGTCGGCAGAAAGCGAGCGGCCGGCATGATGATCGGCCTGGAAAGCTTTGACTGTGCCGTCGGTGGGTTTTTCCCTGGCGAGTTGGTGATAATAGCCGCTCGGCCTAGCGTGGGTAAGACGGCGTTGGGGTTGCAGATTGCGCAGCACGTGGGGTCCAAAGGTAAGCGAGTGTACTTTGCCTCGCTGGAAATGCGTAGTACCGATTTGGCGCTGCGGGTTTTGTGCGGTCATTCTGGTGTTTCCATGGCGCGGGTGCGTGCGGCGGAGATTGGCCCGGCCGACACGGAGGATTTGAGCCATGCAAGCGCCGAGTTGTTTGGACTCCCCATTGTTTTGCACGATCGCGCCGGGTTGTCGGTTCAGGACGTGCGGCGCGCATGCCGGCGGCTCGCCGCTAAGGGCGGTTTGGATGTTATCATCGTGGATTATTTGCAGCGAGTAACCCCGTCCGACCGGCGCGCCGATCGTCACTTACAGATTGGGCAGATAACGTGGGACTTGAAGGCGTTGGCGCTGGAATTGCGAGTCCCGGTGATTTGCTTGTGTCAATTGAGCCGGGCGGCGGAAGAGCGCGATAAGAAAACAGGGCTGATTGTCGAGCCGCGGCTATCCCATCTCAAGGAATCGGGCGACGTGGAGCAAGACGCCGATATGGTGCTCTTACTGCATCGGCAACAGCGGGCCGCTGAGACGGTCATGATCCTAGCCAAGAATCGGCAGGGTGAACAGGCGCGTTTTAATCTGGCGTGGGATGGTGCGCGGACTCGTTTCGCGTGCGGAGCGAGTTGTGGGCGCGAGTTGGCGTTCGATGCGTTTAGCTGAAAGGAAAACCATGAAAGGTGAATTAAGCGAAATCGAGTGGGGAAAGCTGCGGCTACGGATCGAGAACATGACGGCGGAGGAGCTTAGCAAGGAAGAAGAAAAGGGAACCTTGGCAAGAACCTTCGGCGCAGCGGTATATCCAAATCGCAAGTACGCCCCTCGCCTCCCCGCTTCGATCGTCAACGAGGCGTTGCGAATGTGGAAACACCTAGCGAAGAAAGGAACGGGTGCGACATGAGCGTGTTTATTGGTGTTGATCCTGGTG